CGACCACGGGCCCGACCACGGGCACGGTGGCACAGCGCCCGACCACGGGCCCGACCACGGGCACGGTGGCACAGCGCCCGACCACGGGCCCGACCACGGGCACGGGGCACAGCGCCCGACGGGCCCGACCACGGGGCACGGTGGCACAGCGCCCGACCACGGGCCCGACCACGGGGCACGGTGGCACAGCGCCCGACCACGGGCCCGACCACGGGCATGGGGGCACAGCGCCCGACCGGGCAGCACGGGCTGGCCGCGTCGTCGCCCCCCCCTACGTGCGGCTATCCGGAACCCCCCTACGTGCGGCTATCAGGATGCCTTCGGCGCGCCAGCCCCTACGTGCGGCTATCCGGAACCCCCCTCTACGTGCGGCTATCAGGAGGAGCTGGCCCTTCGCGCCACAGCTCCGGTTTGCAAAACCCCAACATGCGGCTATCACCGCCTTCGTGAAATAGACACTTGCAATCTGGCGCAGATTGCGCCACATGCCGTTCGTGCGGCGGGCATTGGGTCCGCTGCCCTTCCCAAAGGGACCAGTCCCCACATGATCACCCAGTTTGATAAGACGACCTGCAAGCTCCTCGCTCGTGAGATCGAGGAGGCACTCGCCGCTGTTGCGACCAAGCACGGCCTCGTCGCCGTTCCGGCTGGCGGCACTTTCGACGCCGCGCAGTTCACCGCCAAGGTCAAGTTCACCCTGGCGCAGTCGAACCCGGCTGCGGCTGACGCGGAGCGGATCGAGTTCTCCAAATATTGCGAGTGGTTCGACCTCAAGCCGGAACACTACGGCGCCAAGGTGCAGACCAGTCAGGGCGAGATCACCCTCGTCGGGTTCCAGCCGTCGCGCAGCAAGTTCCCGATCAAGGCACGCGCTGCCGATGGCTCGATCAAGCTCTACACCCAGGATGTCGTGCGGCGCTTCCTGCTGACGCTTGCAGCGAAGGAGGGCTGAACGATGCGCGCCAGTGCGGAGCGATTGGTGTTCTCTCCCATCATAGCGCACATTGAGGCAGCCGACGCCAACACCAAGCAATGGGTGCGGCGGGATTTCACGTACATCTGCGATGTCGGGCAGGAGGTTGCTATCGAGCCGATGCCGCGCCGTCCTATCAAGCATATCGCGTGATGACGGTCGCAGAACTGATCGAGGCACTGTCGCACCACCACCCCGACGCGCGGGTGGTGGTGATCGACAACAGCGACAGCGGCAACCCCGTGCCATTCCCGGTGCTGTGCTTGACCGAGTACGAACCGGGCGAAATCACAGTCGAATACTGATGGAGATCAACATGACCAACTACTTCTGGCACGTCGACCAGCGGGTGCGGCTGACCACCGACGTTGCGCCGTATCCGCTGGGGCTGTTGCCCAAGGGCGCATGCGGCCTCGTGGTCGAGGTCCGCGACAACGCCACCGTCGGCAACCCGATTGCCCATGTGCTGATGGATGACCGCTTCGACTTCCTCGACGAGTGGGACAACATGCTGCAAGTGTTCCGCTATGCCGACGAGGCGTCGGAGGTGACGGAGCAAAACTTTGAGGTGATCGAGCCTCACGGCTTCGTCTGACCTTGCAACGCGGCGCATTATGCGCCATATGATGCGACGCGGCGCAGGCATCGTGCCTTCGCCATTCCAGAGGGATCGTCCCGATGAAAACGACTATCCGCTTCGACATCCACGACATGACCTCGACGACGGGGCGTTGCCACATTGGCGAGCGCTCGACGTTCGATGAGGCAGAGCATCTGGCGCGCTGGCACGCAGCGCGGCGCGGCATCCGCGTCGAGATCGGCAAGATCACCCAGACCGCCAAGCATCGGCACGAAGAGCAGATGGCGACTGTCACGCGTGATGCACTGGGGCGTCTGTGGACGGACCTGACGTGGCACGGCGCGCTGTTCGTAGGGGAGGGCTGACCATGGCTTGGATCACTGACGCGGACGGCTGGCAGTCCCGCAAGCTGCGTGGCGGCGGCACCGACTACCGCATGCTGGCGTCTGACACCGGACGCCCGCAGTTCTCAGGCGCCGCCAAGCGGTTTGCATGGGTCTACGTGGCGGCTGATGGCACCGTGGTGTCGAAGTCAGCGGCGGGGTTCTCGCGCCGCCACGCCACCGTTGAGGACGCGAAGGCCGCAGTCGCCCCACGCGCGGCTACCAGCCTCGACACGCCATGGAACGATGACGCGGACGGCTGTGCGCCATCGATCCTTGCAGCTCTGGTCGAGGCCGAGGCGTTCATCGCGGGCTTTGAGGGCGACGACATGCAAGAGCCTTCAGTCGATCCGATGCTGGCGCGTATCCGCGCCGCAATCACCCTGGCGGGAGGCTGAACATGACCAAAGTCTACAATCCGCAGTGGGGGCACATGATGGATGTCGATGCCCCCCTGATGCGCCGCATGCGCGGACAGAACTTCGCGACAATGCATACCGGAGGAGGTTGCATGGCGTGGCAGCGTCCGACCGACGATGAGGGGTACCTCCTGATCACGTACGTCGACGCCGTGCTGGGTTCGTGGTCCGACCGCAATGACCCTCAGTGGCTGGTCGGGCGATACAACGATGATGGCGATTTCATCTGCGTCAACAGCATGACGCTGACACAGGCACTGCGTCTGGCCGATGGGCTACGCGCGCCTGTGGCGAACGAGCAAACCAGCGTCTCGGCGCTGGATTACCGGGAGGGTTGAGCGATGAGTGACGGCGCAATGATCGCCAGGGAGTTCCCCGACTTCGACCTGGGGACGCTGCCGATCATACCCGATGGCTTCGTCTGCACCGCTTGGCACAACGATACGTGCCCGACGTGGCACGAGGGTGAGAGCTTGCACGAGCCGAAACCGGGCGAACTCATGCTGGCGATCGACTACGCGGACAAGACGCTGCGGGAGTTCCCCGAGAGCAGTCACGACCGATTCAGCCTGCATATCTACGCGGACAACAGCCCGACGTTCCTCGTCCAGTCAGACGATTGGGCTGAGATCGAGACGGCGGTGACGTTCGCACGCTACGTGCGGTTGCTCGGGTTGGGTTTCCATCCCGATACGCGCGGTGACGACTACATCAACGGTGACGGCTCGCGCACGTTCAGCGACGACGAGGCGACTGCGTTCGACGCAACGGTAGAGGCGATGTTCGGACTGGGCGACTGCTACCAGTTCAGCCTCGACATCTGGCGCGCTCTGGGCCTGATCACCAAAGCCGAGGCAGGGCGATGACCGACCGAGTCTACGCGGTCGAACTGGCTGACGGGCAAGCGTTCGTCTTCAGCGCCAATCTGGTCGAGGCCTCCGCTGGCATCAGCGTGAACTTCCACGACGCTGACCGGGCGAGCGATTGGCAGATCACGCCCTATCAGACCGCGGACGCGCGCCACGACGCCTTCACTGCCGCCTGCATCCTGGCAGAGCATTACGCCACTGGCAGCGACGACTGCACGACGGTCGCGAGCGTGGAACCCATGCCGCAGGAGGAGGAATGACCAAGCGCCGCTCCACGATGAGCTACAGCCGCGCGCTGGAGTGGATAGTGGACAACGATGACACTGGCTGGCTGGACGAAGACGGCTGCGGCATTCCCAGTGTCACCGCCTGCCTTGTGGCTGACATCTACGATCGCACAGAGGACGAGGTGACGGCTGACCTACTCCGACTCGCGGCGCGGCAATCATGACCGCGCACCGCTACCAGCCCCGCCTGCGGCCCGCTGGGCACGCCACGCTGCCGCCAGGGTGCCAGTGGAGCTACGTCGAGGCGCCCGCCATGCACGGCCTCTGCAACCGCCCTGACCTACCGCAATCGATCCACCCCTATGGCGTGATCGAAACCGACCGACCGTTGACCCCGCAGGAATGCGAACACTTCGACCTGACCCCGATTGGAGGCCTGACAATGGCGACCACCGTTGAAGCGATCATGAGAGCGCACGGCTACGATGACACCTCGACCGGAGGCGGATGCTACACATGGTGGCATCCGACCGACGACGCGAGCGTGCTGTGGATATGCACGGTCGAGAACTCCCTGGACGGCGATCCCGACATCGCTGAGTGGTACGTCGGGCGGCACAGCCAGGACGATGGCGGGTTCATCCAGTGCAGCGACTTCCTGACCCTGGCAGACGCCCTGGCGCTTGCGCCGCGCATCCCGTCGCCCGTCCGACGCGTCGACTCTGGCGAGGTCCAGCTCACCCTGTCGCGCGCCGAACTTGAGAGGGGCTGACCCCCCTCTACGTGCGGCTATCACCCCTACGTGCGGCTATCACCCCTACGCGCGGCTATCAGGAAAACGACCACCTCTTGCGTGCTGGCGCACTATGCGCCACATGCGGAGGGTACGATGGAGTGGGACATGACCCCCGAACGATTTCGACAGTCTCTCGAGCTACTTGAGTTCAGCCCGCGCGATTTCGCCGCCTGGGTGAACGCCAACGATCGCATGGTGCGGCGCTGGGCGTCTGGTGCGGCGACGATCCCCGACGACATGTCGCAGTGGCTGGAAGGCCTCGCCAGGTATCTGGAGGTGAACCCCCGACCGCGCATGCACAGCGCGCAGTGGGGGCGCACAGCATGATGACGCCACAGCGTTTCAAGCAGTGCCTGGAGCAGATCGGCTGGACCCTGCGGGGTGTGGCCGATCGCCTGGGCCTACCGCCCACCCGCATCCGGCGCTGGGCTGACGGAGAATACGCGGTGCCCGCCGAGGTCGCACGCTGGCTCGACAAGCTGGCCAGCACGCACGAGCGCATGCCACCACCGGAGATCGAGTGATGAGCAAGACCATTCTCGGCTGCCTCGCGGCAGTGCTGCTCACGTCTGGCTGTGGCGGGAGCCAGCAACAGATTACAGCCCAGCAGCAGGAGCGGTGGGACCAAGAGAGGCTGCACAGGGAACAGATGGCACGGGAAGGTCAGCGGGACACCACGCAAGCGCCGCCCGAGGTGCAGGCACAGGAAGACTTTCTGCGCGCACGAAATGAGTACGCCCGAGACTACTGCGCCAATCAGGCAGCGATGGCGAACATGTCGCAACGCGGCTTGCTCAACGCGGCCTTCGCTGGTGTGGGCATGCAGGCGTCGTGCATCGACTTCTACAACCGCACCGGTCATCTGCCAGGACAGGGCTTCTAAGGGGCCACGCTCTGCGCAATTGGAGAGACACATGAGCGACAGGACAGAGTTGGACCTCCGCGCCGAGTTGGCGCGCATCGATCGCGATCGAGCCGAGACTCAAAAGCTGTTTGATGAAGGGCGGAAGCTGCGCGCCGAGGAAGGCAAGCTGTTGCGCGAGGGTGAAAAGTTCCGCGCCGAGGAACACAAGCTGTGGCGCGACTGGCGCATGGCACCATGGGTTTTCGCAGTCGGCGTGATCGGCGCCATCATCGGCGGTCTGCTCGCGAGACACCTGCTATGAGCCGGATTCCTCGCCGCCTGCGGCAACGACCGCGCGACAGTCATGGCCGCGTGATCCCCTACGTGGTCTTAATCCTGCCAGACGGCACGCCGGAGTTTCGCGCGCCCGACACGGAACGGTGGAAGCTGTGTCTCAGGCAAGAGCGATGCTCACTGTGCGGCGTGCAGATGCGCGACGGCTATTGGTTCGTCGGCGGCCCGAGATGCGCCGATCATCGGCTGTTCATGGATCCGCCGATGCACCACGACTGCGCACGCTATGCGCTGCAGGTCTGCCCGTTCCTCGCAATGTCCAAGGCGCACTACAGCAGCCTTGTACGCAGGCCTCCGCCGCCCGGTTTCGTCGAGGTGCCCGGTGCCAGCGATGAACGACCGGAGCGCTTCATGCTCGGCGAGGCCACTGTCTACAAGATGGTGCGCGTCGAAGGTGTGCCGTTCATCAAGGCCGGCATGTGGCGGACGCTGCACTGGTGGAAGGACGGCGTGGAGCTGGACGAGGTGAAGCGAGCCGCGTGAAGGAGATTGTAGGCAATGCCGAGTGATCCAGGAACCACCGAGCCCAAGGTCACTCGATCACGCCCTAAGCACGAATGGGGTGAAGATGTGATGCGCGAAATGACTGACTACGTACGTGGCATTTACGGTCGTCATCCCACGACAAAAGAGGCCCATCAAATGTATTACGCGTGGCAGGAAGAGGTGGAGCGAATCTATGGCGAGTGATTCCCCAACGACGCCGCCGATATGCACCTTCCCCAGATCTGCTGTCAGATCGAGCGGCGACCTGACCAAGCACAAGGAAACCCGTAGGCTCGCAGACGCGATCGGCACAGACGGCCTCGTGGTGGCGCTGACCGGCGATTGTGCGGCGATGGCGCCGATGGATCGAAGGGATTGGCGATGAGTGACGAGCGCGAGGATTGGGGACTCGCTGGTGATCACATGACCTACAGCGAGACGGCTGACGGCACGCTCACCCTGACGTTCAGCGACAAGGGCAACGGACGAACCTGTTCGGACTGCCAACTGTGCTGCAAGCTGCTGCCGGTCCCGGTCCTCAACAAGCGTGCGAACCAAAAATGCCAGCACCAGCGGCACGGCAAGGGCTGCGCGATCTACGCCGACCGTCCCTACGCATGTCGCACATGGTCGTGCCGCTGGCTGTCAGATCGAGCGGCCACCGAGGGCATGCCGCGCCCTGACCGCGCGCACTACGTGATCGATATCGTGCCCGACCATGTCGAGCTGATCGCGGATGAAAAGACCCCCGACCACAAGCGCCGCGTCGACGTGATCACCGTGTGGTGCGATCCGGTTTTCCCCGACGCCTACCGGGACAAGCACCTACGTGCGTTTATGCTGAAGATGGCACAGGAGTATCGCCTCGCTACGATCGTGCGCTGGTCGTCCACCGACGCGATCACCGTGTTCCCGCCGCCGTTCGACAAGGATGGGCAGTGGCACGAGATCCGCGGCAACGCCGTGGAGCGTGGCCACGACGATCTGCTCGACCTGGCCAGCAGGACGACCATCGTGCGGTCCTGACTACGCGCGGCTATCAGGGTTCCAGTCGGATCAGATCATCCGGCCACAGGTCTTCCAGCACTCTGGTATCGCCGTTGGCTCGCGTCAGCTCCACGCGGAGGTAGCGTCGATCTTCCCCAGGCTCCACCCGCACGACGGTCCACAGCCTGTCATCCTCCAGGCGCACCATGTTGCGTGGCCGCAGATTGGTGATGCGGCGCAGTATCATCATCGGTCGTCCTCCTACGTTTGCTGCGTTTGCGCGGCGGCGAGGGCTGCGCAAGCTTGGCGGCAGCGGCATACCAGCCCGACCGGAACGCGCGCTCGATCATTGCCTCGTGCCGTTGGGTCAGCAGGCCGAGGCGTTGCTGATAGTCATGCCACGCCGCATTGACCTCGGCGGTGTAGCCCGGTTGCTGCTCATTCATGGGCGGGCCTCGACCAGATAACCGAGCGTCGGCCTGCGCACGACCACGCGCGTCAAATGCAGAGCGGTCTGGCCCAGGAACCAGTGAGCCAACGCCTCCATCGTTGAATCGCCAACGCTGGCCTCCAGCACAGTGTGATCGACCAGCGACGCTATGTCGCGCGCCCTTCTTTCAAACACCGGTAAATCCCAGTCCACGACCGACCAGCACTCGACCAGATAGGAGTGCCCGTGCATCCGTCCATCGGCATCGCGGTGCGCCGCCTCGACGTTCACCGTCACGGCACGCTCGATCATGGAATGCCCCATGTCTTGTGCGCCTGGATCGCCAGCCGCCATTCGGGGTGCGCCAAGCAGTATGCTGCGGCTGCCCGCGTGTTGGCTTTGCGGCTTCGACTGTCCATCGGTGAGAGCCAGCGATAGATAGCTGCAAAGTCGGTGAACAGTTCCGGCTCTGCACCGCGCTGCGGGTAGACGAGCTTCAGTTCGTCGGCATCCTGCAGCACCAGGTCCGCGCCTGCCTTCGGGCTGACGCACAGCCAGTCGACGTCTGCGGGCAACGGCTGAGTGCCGTTCGTCTCCACCGCGATGAAGAACCACCTACGGTGCAGTTCCACGACGAGTTGCTTGTCGACCTGTAGCAGGGGTTCGCCGCCGGTCAGCACGGTCATTCTGTGGTGCTGCCCATCAGGCCATAGCCGCTCGATCGCATCGACGAGCGTGTTCGCATCGCGATACTTGCGACCGCCAACGAACTCGGTATCGCAGAACTTGCAGACTGCCGAGGCACGATCGGCCTCGCGGCCCGACCAGAGATTGCATCCGGCGAACCGCACGAACACCGCAGTGCGACCGATCTGCGCGCCCTCGCCCTGCGCCGTCAGGAATATCTCTTTGACCGCGTAGCTCATGCTACCAGCTCAAGTTGCTCGGTGCCGCGAGGTACCCATCGCATGGGGCATTGCATCGCATCCCAGCGTGCGGCCATGCCCCCTGGCGTATTCTGTGGCCGCTTGTGGTTCTGCGCGACGTCAGTGCTGTCGACCGAGGCGAATGGCCAGCGCAACCCGGCGCACTGCATCCCGCGCAGCATGTGGATCTGTGGTGCCCTGCCGAACGTGGTGGAAAGCTGGTCCCACACCTCGTCCATCCGCCGCTCCCACAGCTCACTGAGGACGACCGCGTATTCGGCTGTCGAGCCAATGCACACACGGCTCCAGCCGTCGTCCACCAGTCGGCATAGCCGTCCGACAGGCTCGTCCATGTGCCACACGGGGCCCGCTTGGCGCTTGCCGTGCGGCCACTCGTTCAGCAATCCATCCTGCTCCTGGCTTGGCGCGTCGATGACATCCGGAGGTACGGCCCAGGTCGTCGGACAGTGCAGCCACCGATCGCACCACCGGTAGTACGCGGTCCACTTGGCCGCCGCTCCGCGCTTCCACACCGAGAAGGCACCGTTGTCGAGCATGACGCTCTGCCCGATCAGGTGGCAGCGACGCACGTCGTCGCATCGTGGGTGCGAGACGCAGAAGGACCGACCGGCAAGCTCATAGAGCGCTTCGACCGGCGTGATCGGCGTGCCGTGGTAGTGCAAGGTCACGGGTCGCTGGAGACAGCTGCAATTGCAGCTGTTCGAAGTTCGATCTCGCGTTGCTGACGAAGCTCAGTCCACCACCGCACACGGCGCTGGGTCGGATGCGTTGCAGCGAGGCGCTTACGAGATGGCGTCGTCAAGCCGAGTGCCTGGGACACCCGACGCAGTCGTGCCTCGAGCTGCGACGCCGCACAGTTCGCATGCTCGCCGGATCCGCGGAGATCCGCGCGCACGCACAGGCGGATGCATTCGCATATTCCAAGCCGCTGCAGTTCGCGTGACACCGGTCGGCCAAGCACACCCACGGCGACCAGGTCGTCGCCTTCGAACATGCCGAGAGCGACAATGCCGCCCTGCGCCGGGTCGTGATGGCGATGATGCAGCGCGATGAAGCGAGCTGCCTCTTTCAACGTCACCCAGCGTGTGGTGAACCTACGCGACATCGAGGCTCATCCAAGCCCTGATGACTTCGGCGGCGACGACCGGCGAGATCGCGTTGCCGTAGGCGCGCAACTTGGCCACGTCGCCGGAATGCCGAGTAGCCAGCGGGAGAATTCCGGATTGAGTAGGCCTCCAGCGCCCGTCGCGGCACGGGATCCAGACAAGGCCGCTCCAGGGATCTGGTGGGCCACTTGGTTCTGGAGCTGCTCGCCCTTCGCGCCGCCTCCGCGTTCCGAGTATGCGCGGTGGTTCGGCGTTCGGTAGTCCCGTTCCGCCGGCGTCGCCCACCCGGTCAGGAGCTTCGTCTGCGAGTGCAGGTTGTCCGGTGTCTTGCCGCTGGCCACGCGCTTCGCTGAGAAGCCCGTGCTCTCCGCGTCCTCGGCTTCCGGTGTCGACCACCCCGCCAGGTGCGCCTGCTGCGCCAGTTCGTAGTGCCTCTTCGTCCCAGGCGAACCCCGCGAATCCGCCTCGATCGGTGTCGCCCAACCCGTCAGTTGCACGAAGTCCTGCAGGTCGTTGGCGTGGCCTCCCACTGCCCGCGCCAGCACCTTGTCCGGATCCGTCGTCGCTCCTCCCGCCTTCTCCTTCGACGTCGGTGTCGGCCAGCCCGCCAGGAGCGATGCATCCGTCAGGCTCAGTCCTGGGTGCGCCCTGCTGTTCGGCAGGCTCCTCGAGCCGCTGCTGTTCGCATCGCCCTCGGTCGGCGTCGGCCACCCCGACAACGACGCGGTCAGCTCCAGCCTCCCCTTGTTCTTGTCGCCGCTCTCCATCCGCGTCACCTCCGACGCCGAGACGTTCGGACTCTCGTTCGCCCTCGGTGTCGGCCACCCCGACAACTGCGCCACCTCCCCAAGGTAGAGTGGCACCGAGTTCTGGTTGGCATTGCGCTTCCGGAACGCAGCGCACTTTGCCATCGTGTCCTCGTCGCGAACTCGGTCCACCGCTGTCGGTGTCGGCCACCCCGACAACTGGGCGATCGTCGCGACCGTCGCGCCGCGCGCCTGCCCCCGCCACGACGTTCCGGCTTCCGCGACCTGGTCCGCTGTGCCCTGGTTCTGATCGCTCGCTCGCGGTGTCGGCCACCCGTCTGTCGGCCACCCACCAGAGCCGCTGTCGGATGTTCGGACCACCGACGCCCGCAACCGGGATATCCACCGTCCCGACGGCGTAGCCATGTGCCTCCAGCGCAGCCGATACAACGTCGAGCCACGCCGTGCCGTCGCTGCTTGCAACCTGCTCGCCAGCGAGCGCGACAGGGCGGCACTCGCTGATGAGCCACTCCCACGCAGGCCAGAGGTGTCGATCATCAGCAAACCCATCGCCGCGGCCTGCCTGGGAGAAAGGCTGGCACGGGCAACTGCCGGTCCAGATCGGTCGGTCGTCGGACCATCCGGCCCATCGGAGCGCGAGGCTCCAGAGGCCCAATCCGGCAAAGAAATGACACTGCGTGTATCCGGCGAGGTCGGCTGGTCGGACGTCGAGGATGTCCCGGTCGTCGACAACCCCGTCGCAAATAAGTCCTGCTGCAATGAGGTTGCGAAGCCACTGGGCACAGAAGCGATCTTTCTCGTTGTAGTAGGCACTCATGCCGCCATCGCGTGGATGATCGCGGGACGAACCCACCGTCGCTGGAACGCACGCCACTCGGGACCAGGCGCATGCTTCATCTCCGCTGGCCGCTCCGGTCGCCACAGCATCGCCATCGGCGTGAGGCCAATCGACACCATCTGATCGAGCCGCTTCTCCGCTGCGGCGAAACTGTCCTTCGGGTGTCCGATCAGCACGTAGACGCGCAGCCGGTGAGACTCGCGCGTGAACCCTGCTGCCAGCATTCGCGTGGCCGCGCTGCGCAGCGTTTCGAACTCGTCGCCTGGGTCATAGGCCCAGAACATCGTCGGGCGTGGTTTGAGATCGGCCAGCAATCCGACCTGATAATCCTCCAGCGACAAGGCCTCGAGGCCTCCGGTGAATTCCACACGCCGCGCCTGCTGGCGCAGCATGGCGAACACGGCCTCGACGTGCGGTCGCGGGCATGCCAGCAGATTGTCGTCGAGGATGTTCCAACCGGGATGAATCGGCAGCACGTTCGCCGTCGGCCACTTGCGCCACACGCCGCAGAACCAGCAACGACGCGGGCAGCCGCGCGACGTGATCGTGTAGCCGGGTTTCACATATCGGCCAGGAACGAACTCAAGGCTGTCATCGCCATAGGCCACGCCACCGAGCTTGACCGGCGCCACCCAGCGCCACTCCTCGGCAAGCCGTTCAGCGACAGGCTTGTCCCAGGTGAACGACACCGAGATATGCACCTCGTCTGCCTCGGCAAACATCGAAGGCCCGCCGACGTAGGCGAGCGCATCGTCAGGCGTCGCCCTGGTGCGTCGAGGGAACACGCGGATGATGCGTGACATCAGGGATCGTCCCGCCACATGACTTCGACGATGCCCTCGACGCGCTCCGTCTCGACCTTATCACCGACGACTTTGAACCTGGGGATCTGCCTGCTGCCGGTGTGGCTGGTGCCATCCTGCAACACGACGTAGCGCACCACGTAGCCCGCCTCGGTGTCGTACTCGACGACGAAACGCTGCGGCACGGCGTCGAGGAATATCCGCAGATCCACCGCGACGCGTGCATCGGTCACGCCGAGCTTCGCGTAGGTTGGCGGCGGCGGTCGGGTCACTTGCAGGGCACTTTCACCGACCGCGGATCGTCCCGCCGACCGGCTGTCGTGACGAGGCCGGTCCAGCCGCAGTTCGTGCAGGAGATCACATACTTGCCGATGCGCTTCGCCGGGTATGGCAGATCGACCTTGCAGGTTCGCGGCGCGCCGCGCGAGAAGTCGAGGTCGATGCCGTTCGGGAATTTGGGGTTCGGCGGCTGCGTCGGCTCGCGCATGCCGTCGATCCACTCGACCTGTAGTGCGAGTGCCGCCTTGCCCTTCACCGGCTCCAGTTCGACGCGCGCGATGGTGCCACGGCGGGAGCGACCGCCCTTGCCATCGGTGCCCATGATGGCAGCACCAGGCGCATCCCTGGCGATGAGGCGCGCCTCCTCCTCCGGTCCCTGGAACAGGCAGAAGCTGGACACGTCATGCTCGGTGAACGCGATCACCCGCCAGTCGCCCTCGCTCATGCTCCCACTCCGTCGAGATGATTGGCGAGCCGCTGCATGCCGGTGCGCACCCGCTCGCCGGCGGCGGCGAGGCGCATGCGGCGATAGGCCGCGTAGCCGCTCACAGAGCCGCCCAGGCACACCCAGAGGACAGCCTCCCAGTGGAGCCGCCCGAGGGCCGCAGCCGCCTGACGGGCCACGCAGCAGGCCTCCAGGCTCACCGCGCTGATCGAGCGCAGGAACGGCGAGGTCTGCACCGCCATCCCGCCGGTCTGGCCAAGCGGCGGCGTCAGCGCCTCCAGGCTGGCGCGGAGCAGCTCCGCAGCCTCGACCTCCCGCCCGGTGATCGAACCCGCGCGCTCGAGCGCATCCAGCGGATCGGCCCGCACCGCCCTGCGGATGATCCGCTGCGGCTGCGCCGGGTCGCGCACCGTGGCGATCGACACGTCGGCCTCGCGGATCACCGTGCCGGTGGGGTCGATCACGGCCTCCAGGCGCAGGGTGGGCCCGACGTCGACCCCGCCGTAGTGGTGGACGACCGGCTTCGGCCTGCGGCGCTCAGACCGGCGACCGGCAGCTATCGCCAGCGCCATCTCGGTCGGGGGCCTGCGCGCGGGCGCCTGGAGGCGCTCCTGGCGGGGTCTGGGCGCGCCCGCGTCTTTCGGCCAGGGATGGATCTCGACGCCGTGTGGCGCTTCCCCAGGCTGGAGGCGGCGGCAAATTATCCGCAACCGGGGTGATTGCACCTCGCCGGCGCGGCGCAGCCGGGTCACCTCGACCACCCGGTAGACCACCCGCCCCTTCGGGCTGCCGAGCAGCATGCCCACGGCGAGGCCTGCCGCCGACCGGCGCGAGCGCAGCGTGAGGATGCGCTCGCTCATCGGATCCCGAGCGCGATCCGCGCCAGATCGCGCTGCTCCGGACTGGCGGGCCACCGGGGGAACGTCTCGATGATGCCCCCTGACAGCATGTCCATGCCCTCGTTCATCCGGTAGGGCGTCAGACCGTCGGGCTTGCCGTTGTCCCGGCGCGTGATCTCGCGGGTGTCGGAGACGATCTGTCGCTCGCCCGCAGCGTCGCGATACATGATCACCACCATCACCACCTCGCGGCGGTCCTCGGCCTCGCTCGGTCGGATGGCGTTCGAACGAGCGCGGAACTCTGCCTCGGTTTCGCCAGGGGCTCGGTCGAGGTGCCGAATCCAGGCCTCGCTGATGAAGCTCAGAGCCTCTGCGTCGTACGCGATGCAGTAGGCGCGGACCATCGTGAGAATCCGAGCCTTCTCATCGTTGCCTTTCCACGGCGCAGCCATGACGTGCTGCGCGTCCTTGGCGTGCATGACGAACATGCGGCCCACGTCGCCCTGCTTGAGCAACATCCGCTCCGCGAACGCCATGTCGAAGCGAACCTGCTTCTCCCAGTCGCCGCGGGCTGAGTTCGGTTTGTGTGCCATCAGTGACTCCGTTGACCCCTGAGTGGGTAGAGCTTGGCGTGGAACGCCAGGATCTCATCGCGGATGCGAACCGTTGCCGCCGGGTTCGATGTGAGCAGCACCAGAAGGCTGCCAGCGCCAGAGAAGAACACGTTCCGCAACATCCCCTGCGCCAGATCGGTGCTGATGCCGTGCGGCGCCAGCACGTTGGTGAAGTAGCTCTGCCACTCCTCCTCCAGCGTCCTGCCGATCTTCATGGCCGGATCGCCTCGGTACCGACGCGCACGCACTCGACGATCACCAGCGGTGGGTTGTGCAGTGCCAGGAATTCGTCACGCGCATCGCGATGGCGCACGAAGTCCAGCACCCGCCGATAGCCGAATTCCTGCTCGTCCCAGAACAGCAACGTGGCGAAGGTGGATGGCTCGCTCGTGCCTTGTTCCGCGATCCGGCACTCGCGCTCGAGGCGGTGCAGATATGCCAGGAGGTCACGCAACCAGGCGCGCCCCAACATCAGCACCGCAGGCGCCTCGCTCGCCGTGACGATCCCTACGAACTCAGCGAACCCTTCGGGGCGCGAGGACAGCTGCAAGCTCATTTCAGCAATTCCGGCACGCGCTTCCGACCGTTCGGCAGCGGGTTGATCTGATCAAGCTGGGAGGGCGTCATGTACGCCGGTCGTGGCGCGGCGCGCGGTTGATCGTCGCGCGCCTCGCTGAACGGGCTGTGCATGTTCGCGATGATCTGCTGCACGCAGCCGCGCACGTAGGCGATCTCCTCCTCGCTCGGTGGCACGCGGGGCTCGACGAGCGGTGGTGCTTCCTTCGGCTTGGCGAGCAGCGGCGGCAGCGGTCGATGCTCGCGCCACCAGTCGGACAGCCAGCCCGCCAACTCGCCGTAGGTGGGGAAGCCTTTGACCGCCTTCGCCGCACAATGCTGGAGGCTGTCCTGGGTGAACGCGGCGTCGGGAAACCGATCGACGAGCAGCGGCACGTACGCCGCGAGCTTCATCTCGGACTCCTGGCGCGAGATGCTAACCGCCGAGAGCACGCCGAGAGATTGGCACCACTGTCGCACCACCGGAATGTGCGTCTGCTTCTGGTTCGGCATCGGAGGCCTCCATGTCGGCCAGGATGCTGGCCGTGAATCCGTTCCTTGGTTCGCTTCCTCTCACCACACCACCATTCATGCGCCCCGCCCGCCGTTCCCCCTTTGGGGGATTAGGGGGGACTCTGGAGTCTGTTTCTCTGGAGTCTGTGGATGCAAAACTATGGTCTTGCTCGTGCAAAACCTTCCCGTCGTCTCGGGTTTGCTCGTGCAAATTTCTCGGATTTCGGCCTGTAGCCGTGTTTTTCCAGCTACGTTGTGCCGCGCGCACACGGTGTAGTGAAGTGACTCCTGATTGACTCATCCGTGGACTCCAAATGGCTTGTCTGTGGTCACGTTGCGCCACGCCATTGGCCTCCAACTCGGCTAGCCAGAGGTTGAAATCACGCCGTCTTGTGCCCCTCGGAGCGAGCAGGCTGAACAGTTCATCGTCGGTCGGCACGCGCCCCTTGATCGTCACTGTTCCGTACGGCTCGCCCTGCGCGGCGATGCAGAGCAGACCCATCCACAGCCCGCGCGCCGGGATCGAACACAGGTTGAGGGCCGTGTCGTTCGACCAATCCGCCCAGAACCACTTTGCCCACCGCAGCTTCGACATCAGATGTCTCGCCAGCCGGTCGGTCTATAGTCGGTAGAGTTGAGCCCCTTCGCTGAATTACAGACACCACAGAGCGGTTGCAGGTTGTCGATGGCATCCGACCCGCCAAAGAAAATCGGCTGGACGTGATCCTTGGTCAGCGGTTCATCGCCTGCGTCACACCTAAGGCAGCGGTATTCACATGCAGCCAGCAGCTGCTCCCACTGTTCTGGTGTGTGCGTCCCTCTTTGTCGCGCTTCGCGTAGCCGAGCAGTTCGCATGGAAGAGCTGTCGCCCATCGCAAGAAGAGGACGACCGTCGCGGAATAGTTCCAGCACGGCAGCCGCATGACGGCGCCACCGAGCGACCGACATACGGGCGATCCTGGCAACCGTCCGCTCTTCTTTGGGAAGCTCGCCATGCACTGCGCAGTGCATGAGCAGGCGAAAGAATATGCCATGCTGCAGGGTGCTCAGGTGCATCGTGTCGGCGAGATAATCGCCGAGGTTGAATCGCATCCAATGGTCCGTCGCGGACATCAAGCTGCGCCGGCGACCGGTTCACGCATCGCTCGCTCACGAAGATCGATCGGGCAATCAGCCGTGCGGTAGACGCGACCGGTCGAGCGGACGCGGATGACGTAGTGGCCGCGGGCTCTGCGCCTGGTGCCTCGGGCCACATCGATCATCTCTTGCTTGCCGAGCCAATTGATCGCGCCGGCGAGGCGGTAGGGATCGATCGGCTCTGGCAGCATCACGCAGATCTGGTGCAGCTGCGGCAGCTCGCGCTCCTCGCGTACGACGAGCCACTCGTAGAACGCCATGGCGGCACGGTGCGTCCATGAGCGATCGCTGGTCATGATGCTCGCTCCGAAGATGCTGAGACTATTTGTTCCCACCGTCTGTCGTAGAGATGCATGAGCCAGACGCTTCGGTCGTCGCAAAGCGCAAACAACCGCGTCCCGCCATCATTGGCACAGGCGGCGATCTGAACGATCTGCAGTCCTGACGGCTGCCCAACGGGCAATGAAGGGCGCTGCTCTGGCGAGCCGTCCGAGATGCTCAAGCCACTCCTCAGAGCCATTGCGGCGCGATGGGTCCATGAGCGGTCGGAGGTCATTGGGCTGTCGCCTCGTCGAACAAAGCGAACTGACGATCGAATACATCCGGCCTTGCATGGACGGTGCCGCTGAACACAGAGATCACCAGCCAGGAATTGCGAAACCTATTAAGGTTTCCACAGAGCAACGGCGGCGCAGTTGAAAGGTTCAGGTTCTCGTCGAGCTGCACTGCCGCGTCATCACCATTCTTGCGCATCCATTCGTAACAACCCCAGTCGCGCAGCATAAGATCATGGTGGTGCCCATCTTGATCCGTGAAGCGCAAACGCGGATGCCACTTGAACCGAGCAGCCACGGGCAGCTCGCGCGCTTCGCCGAACATGTCTGGCGTCGGCGCCATCTCGGCAACCTCGCCTCTTTCTAGGTCGAGGTGTGGCAGATCCTCTGGCAACAGCACGCACAATGACAGCCGTCTGGCATTTGCTTCGTGCAGCGAGCGGACCGTCAGCGACTTGGCGATCTCGCGCTCAACAGCATGGCTGACCTTCGTCTGAATAGGTCGAATGACACTATTGATCCATTGGTGTGCGCCAGGGCTGCGGTCGCCTTTTATTTTCCAGCTCTCGACGCGACTGTCCCTTGGGTTGCGCTCGACTGGTACCTGCGAGATGGACCAACGCGCTGGGCAGTTGTACCGGGCCATCGGGTAAATGCGGATCGGCTGTTGCAGTTCCAGGTCGTACCCTGCTGTGCATACGAATTGACGCCCATCGCTGTTCGACTCTGGTACCGTCTTGCCCAACATTACGAATTGGTCGAGGGTCATCCGTCGACCTCCGCAAGCTGATCGGCTAGCTCTGTCGCACTCCCCTTTCCTTCAGCTTCGGCGTTAACAATTTCAGCGATGATGTGCCCATGGCACTCTTCTGGATGACACCAACAACCAAGCACTTTCCCGCGCAGCGTGGGGATGCGTGCCAGCAACCCGTCCTTATAAGGGAAATAGAACCTGCTGAACTTACCTACGACATCTTGACGTTCACCATCATCGGGCATCTCAAATGGATTGCCCCACTCTGTCCTGCGGTCGATACGGACAAAGCGATCATTGGCTTGCGCCCACATCAGCAATGCGACATCGGTCCCATCATGCATGTTGGCAACGACGCATCTGCCTGCCTCGGCATCTGCTATTCGTTCCGCTTCATCCGGCGATACCGGGCCCGGCGTTGGCGAGTCGTCATCGTCCTCCTCGTCCGCTTGATTGACAGCCGCAGCCTTGAGCGCGCCGATCTGTCCTGCTTCCGCAATGTCGTTCAATGTTGAACGACCTTCCTTAACCGCAACGAAGAGTCGCAGGTAGTAATACGCAGTAGTTTTCGGAATGCCGGTCTCCTGTTCGACCCAGCGATCCCACCCGCCGCGAGGGATGTCGTCCCGCGCCTTCGCCTCGGATAGCAACCGACCGGCATCGACGGCACGTTCAGCGGTTAACTTGCTAGACCGGGCGACGTCCTCGTGCGCTGCGCGAATGTCGGCCGCGAGAACGGCAAGGCTATTGCTCTTGCGTCTGTTGCTCATGCCGCCTCCTGATTTCTCATCAGCCCCGCATGGAAGCTGCATAAATTCCGATCCGGTTTGGCGCGCTTCAGCAGGATGCCTGCCTCGCGCACTGTCGTGCGGCCGATGATCACCACGGTCGCCGGCGCACCGCAGCGGCAGCGCCTGGTTGCGAACTGCGTGGCGAGTTGCGTCTGATAGGATTTCAGCTCGGATTGTTGCGCGGAGGTCATCGCATCACCTCGTGCGGGCGCATCAGTCCCCAGTCGGTGGCGGTCTGATCAACTTGCCAGATGGTCCAGCAAATCTTGAACGGCACCTGGGCTTTCTCCAGCCCCAGCATGAACTCGATCTGGTCGTCACTCGGGTGTTCGGCTTCGTACACGTTGCGCTTCAGCTCGATGGCGAAGCCGCGACTACGGTGCCAGAAAAGATAATCGCAAATCCCGGCCTTGACGCCGCGTGCCTTTCGCTTCTGCGCCTGGAGGAAACCTATCGGCCTGCCGTTGCGTCCGATCGTGGGGTCAAGCGTGTGCGCGTGGTCGACCGCGGTCCACTGAACTGTGGGCAGCAGAAGCCGCCCGAGCATGTTCGTGCAGTCGATCTGCAATTCATGCTCACTCGGCTCTGGCGCCTCTAATTGGAATGCTGTGCGGCCCACTGCGTGGGCCGATCACTGCACCGTTGCTTCGGCTCCGCTGCTCTTCGGCGGTCGGCCACGCCTGCGCGGTGCTGTGTGACCGTTGGCGGTGCCATTGGCCTTCGCACCATTCGGCTTCATCTCCCTGGCGATCGCCTTCTGACCGTTCAGCCAGACCTTGTGTCCTCGGACCCAGGACTTATCCCAGGCGACATACTCGGCAGATCCGGCCTCGTGCGGGTTTGTCTCGCGCTCGTGGCCAGCCTCGCCTGCCTTGTAGCCGTTGCTGCCAGCTTCCCACTCGCGTTGCTCTTCAGCCGCTTTGGCATCGACGGTCGCTGCCTCGGGCTTGCCCCACATGTTGAGCTGTGTGCCGATCGGAAGCTTGAGCCACCCGGCGTAGATCTGGAGGTGCTTGATCTGTAGCTCGGCCTCGTCGGTGTCGAGGTCAGCGAGCTTCTCCAGCATCTTCAGCGCGTCGAGATCGATGCCGTCACCCTTCGCGGCCTTCTTCGCCCTGGCGAGCGCGGTGCCGGTCGAGGCGTGTTCGTCCTTGAGGTCGCGGATCGTGCGGTAATGCCGCAGGAACACGTCGGGCGGCACGCTGTGTGAGGAAGCCTCGGCTAGTGACGCACCCGCTGCTTTCGCCATGGTCTGTGTCCTCCCCTGGTTCAGGCAGCCGCGCGCGTCGTCCTGCTGCTTCGTCCTGTGGATTGTGGCGGAGGCCAGATGTCTGGCCGCAGTTCGTGACGCGGGATGCCCAGCTTTTCCTCGATCGCGATTGCGCTGTTGATCGAAACCTTGCGCCCGCCCGAGCGCCAGAAATTCACCGCTCGGACGCTGAACCCGAGGCCGCTGAGATCGGCGGGGGTCAGTCGATGTCGGGCGAGGACGGCGTCGAGGTCAATGTGCGCCATCAGCCGACTGTGGAACGGCACGTCCCGTCCGTCAACTTCTCGTACGTTTGATCACGAACAAGGGGTTGTCGATTGGAACGTCGTGTTCTATGCCAGTGCCTATGAGAAACGTCGTCGCACCCGAGTCAGAGGCCTTCGGTGCCCGTCTGGAGGCAGCACGGCGCTACCATGGACGCCGCACCGGGCGACCGCGGCTCCAGGCCAAGTCCTTCGCTGACGAACTCGGTGTGACCGGTGAGCGATATCGGCGCTGGGAGCGCGGCGAGATGGAGCCGCCGCTGTTCGCGCTGAAGGCGATCCGGCGCGTGACCGGGCTGTCGCTCGACTGGCTGGTGTGCGATCTCGCACCCGGCGATGTCATCATTCCGGATCTCGCCGTAGCAACGCCAGGGGACCGCTTGCGCTGGGCGCGCGAGATTACGTGCCCTTCTTCGACCGAGGCCGCACGCGTGATGTCGGTACCCATCGATCTATGGGTAGCTTACGAAAGTGGGCGAAGCGAAATTCCTCTGTCGGTGGCACAGGAATTTGCTCATCGGTTCTCGGTGTCGCTGGACTATCTGTACGAAGGGAAGCTGGAGGGTGTAGCGCCGCGAATGCGCGATGCCCTCTTGGAACGGCGCCCCCAACTACTGGCGCTAACCCGACCTCCTCACATCGCAAATGGGCATGAACCCGGTGCGGGCACGGCCACGGTTCGCGGCAGTACAAATCATGAAGAGGACTTTCCGAACGGGCAGCAGTGAAGAGCAGCTTCACGCCGCTCCCGTTGTGATGCCTTGGCTTATCCAGCCCGACAGTAAGCCGGGTAATCCCTGCCGATTCGGCGCGAAGACGCACTTCTATCGTCACGACGTTCACCCTCCCTTTAGGACAGACGTCGGTGTCCCGGCTAAGGGGGCCGAACCGTCTTGCGTTGCAGTTGAAACAGTATCGTAACCCACGGTTGTGTGAAGTGCTGGTTTTCTGCAAAACCGCAGTACTTCGTTACACCGCTGGTTGCCGCCAGAATGGAACAAAAGGTTCCGCTCATCGGCTCACACGCCACTTAAGGTATACCAAAAATTCTCACCGAACGGTGATCGGCGTGCGCGGCTTGACAGAAACGGAACGCTAAGTTCCAAATGCGCGCTCCTCCGAACAACGGAAGGAAGATCCATCGTGCATGGGAAGCTGGTCGCATGGCTCAAGCCCCACGAGGGCGGGATCGAGGCGCTGTTCGTCGCTGATGGTACCGAGCGAGAACCTGCCAGCCGCCGGTTTGCCGATACTGAAGAAGCGCGGTTCTGGATCTTGGCCGAGGCCGCAGCGATCGGTGCTGATGTCGTCTGGGCGAAGTAATGAGCGACGCGGTAATCCCTGCCCCGCTGCGCATCGACCAACCGGGCATCTATACGATGCCGGAACTGGACTATCACGCTGATCCTGTCGCTGCGGCGCCGAGCCTGTCGCGCTCGATCGCCCAGGTCATCATCGAAGCATCACCGGCACACGCCTACGCGCAGCACCCTCGCCTGGGTGGCAAGGCGCCGACCGGGCCAGCCAGCGGTGATGACGACATGGATGTCGGCACCGCAGCGCATGCGCTGTTCCTTGAGGGCCAGAACAAGATCGAGCGCGTGCCGTTCACCGCCTATCGGTCGAATGAGGCGAAGGCCGCGCGCGACGCCATCCTGGCCGCCGGCAGGATCCCGCTCAAGCCGCCGCAGTACGATGCCGCGATGCGCGTCGTCGAGGCGCTGGAGAATTTCCGCAACCGCACAGGGCTGTTCACGAAGGGCAAGCCCGAGCAGACGCTGATCTGGAACGAGGGCGACCACTGGGGACGCTGCCGCGTCGACTGGCTGCCGGATGATCCGGCGGCTCCCCTGCTCGACCTGAAGACGACCGGCGGGCTGGCGACGCCCAGTGCCTGGGGACGAACCTGTTGGCAATTCGGCGCCGACCTCCAGGCCTCCATGTATCCGCGCGCCTGCGAGTTCGTCCGCGGCGAGTCGCCAGGGGGCATGCTGTTCGTGGTCGTCGAAAACAGCCCGCCCTACGCCATCAGGGTGTTCGCCCTGGATCCCGTCGCGGTCGAGGTCGGCCACGCGAAGGCCGCAGCCGCGCGAGCCGTGTGGGTGCAGTGCCTCGCGGCCAAGCGGTGGCCGAGCTATCCGCTCGAGCCAGAGTGGATCCTGCCGCCGCCCTGGATCGTGCGGCAGTGGGAGGAGACGCGGATCGGCGGCATCGGTCGCGCCGTCGAGGACACCGGGTTCATCCTGAGAATGATCGAACAGGGCAACTGGGGAGGCTGACAATGCGCGAGAACTCGCTCGATATGCCTCTGTCGGAACTCGGCCTTAGCACACGCGCCATGGGTGCCCTTCGCTACGATTTCGCGACGGTGCGCGAACTGATCGCTTGCAGCGCGGACGAGTTGGGACGCATCCCGAATCTCGGGAAGGTAACCCTTGCGGAGGTCAGGATCGCACTCGCCCGCCACGGTCGGTCGCTACGCGAGGATAAACGACCGTCTATCGACGAAAGACTGGCGGCGATCGATGCGAAGCTCGAGGACATTCTTATCAAGCTCGATGCTCTGGGGAGGGGCTGACAAATGACCCTGCATCAACGACGTGTTCTGATCCGCCTTCGGCGTCACGCAGGCACCGACCTCGCGGTGACCTTGATGGTACTGCTCGCCCTGGTCGTGATCTATCTCGTTGCCGCTGCAATGCGCACACATGCCTGACGGCACGCCGCATCAGGATTACGTCTATCGTCCAGCGGTGCGCGGCAAGTCGGCGCCGCTGATCATGATCTCGGGACCACCAGGCACCGGCAAAACCTACTCGGCATTGCGGCTGGCGCGCGGCTTGGCCGGTCCCGGCGGCAAGATCTGTCTGGCCGACACCGACAATGGACGGGCCGAGTTCTACGCTGACGAATTCACGTTCCAACATTTGAATCTGCACGAGCCGTTCCGGCCAGCGGTCTTCGAAGAGGCCGCGCGCCAAGCGCAGAAGCAAGGTGCAGCTGTCCTCGTGATTGATAATTTCATGCACGAACACAACGGGCCTGGAGGCGTCCTCGATTATCACGAGGAGGTACTTGAGAAGCTGACCAGGGGCGACATCAGCAAGCGCGAAAGCCTGAACATGATCGCCTGGGCCAAGGTGAAGCCCGAACACAAGCACATGCGCGAACGGCTCTACCAGTTGAACGTGCCGGTGATCCTCTGCTGCGGCGCCGAGAAGAAGATCGCGATGGTGCTGCAGACCGAAGGCCGCAACAAAGGGAAGACCGTCCCGGTCGACCAGGGCTACATGCCGATCTGCGGGAGCGACATCCCGTGGGCAATGACGATCTCGCTGATGCTGGAAGACGTCGCCCGCCCTGGCGTGCCGCGACCGATCAAAGCTCTGCTGCCGGCGCTGAAGCCGATCATCCACCTCGATCGCCCGCTCGACGAGGCGACCGGCGCTGCCATCGCGGCCTGGGCCCGAGGAGAAAAAACGCCCGCCCCCAACACAGAGGCGGGCGCAGTCGCGGGGAAGGATAACATGGCGACCATACAGCAACCGCCGCCCGATGATCAGCGACATGATGACGCGCCGCCGCCGGGTGATCCTCGCGATGAACCCCCGCCGCCCGATCCGCCGCCGCCAGACGATGAGCGCCCGCCACCAGCCACGACCAGTCGGAAGGTCGATGAAGCAGCGATCAAGGACGGTGCCCAGAAGCTGGCCGACAAGTTTCTCGGCGCGGAGGACCGTAAAGCGTACCTCGCCCTGGTCGATGACAAGGAAAACCGCAAACAGATCGAATGGCTGAGACGCAACCGCCGAGAACTGTTCAACACTGTGATTGACCGGGCCATGAAGGCCACTTGGCAGCGCACAGATCCGCAGAAGAAACAGGGAGATCTGGTGTGAGCGACGAAGAGCATCCGATGAGCCACGACGACATCGCGCGCGAGGTCATCGGCAAGTGGATCGGCCAGTACGGCGACCTGTTCAGTCCTGGCGCGCGAGCCTCGGCGTTGCTGACCGTCTCGCGCATCGCCGCCGACATGGCCGAGGAGGAGATCGCAAAGCTCCCCGATCTGTAAAAGGAGATTCCTGTATGCCCCGCCCGCGTGACACTGAGCTGTATGACATCCAGCGCATCATGGCGATCCTGGCCGCGATGCCACCGTCGCAGCGCCGCCGCGTGCTGCAATACATCACCGACCGCGCCGAGCTGCTCCCGTCTTTCCTCCCGACGAGGCCTGCCGCACCGGAAGAGGCTGATCTTTTGCGGGAACGGGAAACCGCGTGATGGCTGACAAACAAGCGATCTGCGTCATGCTGCAGATCGAACATGAGGATCGCCGCCTCACGCCCGAGCGGATCGAAGAGGCGATGAAAACCGCCGATGGGGTCAGTGCATTGCGGCGCGTCGTCCTGCAGCATCTCCCGCGCGACGTGACGCGGCTGATCGCGGTCTTCCCGGTCGAACAGGCCAGATTGCTGATGATGCTGCACGAGGCAGTGGGCGAGGACATCGCCGCGCATCTGGGGGTGCCCGCTGACGAAGTCGCGCCCATGCGCCCTCCCCCCGGCTACAAGCCGCCGCCGTGACCGAGGACGAGGAGTACGCCGCCGGGATCGCGCTGACCGAGGAGATCATCCGGCTGGTCGGGCCGGTCGTGAACGGCAAGCCGACCGGGGTGGTGATCGAGGCGTTCGCCGCGGCGATGATCGGACTGCTCACCGCCAGTGAAGCCCCCGCCAGTGAGCAGCGGCTGACGCTGTGCGACTACGCCCAGCGCATCCTCGATTGGATGGAAACGATCGAATGATGGCGCGAGCCATCCACGAATCGGCCTGCGTCCTGTCAGATGGGCATGGTGCCCATCGGGACGCGGCGTCGACCCAGGCAACACTGAACCCGCGTGCCTGGGGGCGGTCGGCAGGTTCCTCCAAACCGTGGTTTCCAATGGGGGGCCTGCCGACCGAACGGGGGGAGAAGAAGGAGCTTACATGTCGCGTTGGACCCACGCCGTGTGCGATCCCTGCTGGCAAGCGAGCGAGCCGCCAGGTCAAAGCCCAGTGCGGCTGCGCGAACCACGCATCGACTATTGCGGCTGGTGTGCGCAGAGGACCGAGAGCGGCATCTACCGGCGGGCCGATCCGGCCTTGGTGCCGTTTCCTGACCGCCCTGCCGACGCGCGCTGCTACGTCGCCCAGTTCCGGCGGTTCACGCTGCCTGGGACCGACTACGTCGACACCGGGCGGCGCCGGATCTGGCTTGACCGCATGTCGGATGCCGACGCGATCTTCGTCGCCGGCGAGTTCCGCCGCATGGAGGCAGCGGCAGCGATGCGAGCGATGAGGGCGCGCGGTACCCCAGCCCGCCGCCTGCGGCTGTCATGATGAGGTGCTATGGAGGCATCATCGACACCTGACGACACCGCTCTCGTGGCCGAACTGCGCGCCCAGGTCCGCAACCTTGAGCACGAGAAAGCCGATCTCAGTCGGCAAGTCGCGGAATTGCGCGAGGCGGTTGCTGCGCTATTGAGGGCAGCCGCCCCCGACTTCGCCTCACAGATGAGACACGGCTGAAAAGCTGCCTCACAAATTAGACCATTACGGACGAGCCAAGATAAGCCGCTGATTTCGTTTGGCTCGCAAGAAGATTGCGAAATGTCGATCTTACACTTTCGAGTTAACCGAGCGGGCTACTCTGTAAAGCCCGGTCGTCGTTATTACGAAAGGACATGATATGCGGAACATCCTGCTTGCTGCCTTGGCGATCTCCGCTCTGGCCGTGCTGCCAGCACGCGCTGGCCAGATCAGCCAGTTCGCGCAGAACGGCCTGAGCAACACGCTGATCGCCACCAACCCCACGGCGACCACCACGCACCTCGCCGCCAACGCCTCGATCAACCTCGCCGCGCTACTGGACAACCCGCCGTCGCCATCCGCGTTCTTCCAGCTCACCGCCGACAGCGACGGCGCGGCGGTCGTGTTCGCTGGGATCATCGTGCAGCACTTCAGCGGCACGTTCTGCCTGTCCACCCTGGCCGGGTGCGGCGGCGTCGATCTGCTGTCCGGTGTGTTCACCGATGCCGCGCTCGGCAAGAGCGGCGGGCCCGGTCTGGTGATCAACGTCAACAACCCACCGGATTCGCTGGTGCTGACCTCCGACGTGATCGACCCGGCGAAGCTGATCGCGCCCAACACGTTCGATCTCAGCTTGAGCAACATCGGCGGCGGTGGCCTCACCGCAGCCAACGGCACCATCTCCGCGTTCACCGCGAGTTATACCGGCACCGTGTCGGCTGCCGACGTGGCAGAGCCGACCAGCCTGAGTGTGCTCGGGGCTGGACTGCTGGGACTGGGCTTCATGGCCAATCGTCGTCGGAAGGCCTAGCATTTCGTCTGTCTGAGGTTTCAAGGCCCGGTCCCTGCACATGCACACCGGGCCTCTTTTTGGGGCGGCATCCGGAGATAGGCGAGCGCGGCAATGTTGCGCCGCCGCCACAGTCTCGGGCTGATGTCGCGGCGGCGTGGCCACGCCTTGTTGCCACACGGTTCCCACATGATGCAGCGTGGCAACGTGTAGGAACAGGACGTGGGAACAGAACCAATGGCACATGAGTGGAAGATCCGGAGCATGGATGAGGCCGACAGCCAGGAGGCTGTCAAGGCCGCTCAACGAGGCAATGTCAACGTGGCCGTGTGGCTCGGTCGAGCGATCCGCGCATATGTGGCCACGGAACGTGGGAACTCTGTTCCCGCGCACGATATGACCGGGCCACAGCCCGAAACCGACCAAGACAGGCTGATCGCTATGGCCGCTCTGGATGGCAAGCCGCAGTGGTTCAGTCGTCGTGTCTATCGCCTGCTTGGCGAGACGATCGGGGCAGTGCCGCCGAAGCCGCCGAAGAGACTGTCGGAGAGGCGAACCGAAATTGCCCAATTGGCTGCGCCTCAACCGGTCGAGCCCAGCGATCTCAATGAGATGGACACGGCAGCATGAGCATCGTCTGGCAGCAGGAATTCACCGTGCCGCCGGATGACAGCGGGGGTGTCTGCGGCGTCAAGTTTGAGGACAGCGGGCACGCCGCGATCATGTACCACTCGACGGAAGACCTACGGGACGAGGCTCAACCGACGCCCTATGACCCGGCCTTCTTTGTCAGGCTGCACAGTTGGGAGGAGGAGGAGCCGCTCAACCACACGCTGTTCCGCAGCCTGATGGGCAAGCGGGTGCGCGTGACGATCGAGATGCTGGAGTAGGGCTCGTCCCGCCAACAGAGAATTCCATCTCGCCAAATCGGCTGCATATACGTCACAGTGGTGGGTGCAGCCCGATTCGCGGGCGCAGGAGTGCCGTAACCCTATGACCTAAAAAGCCGAAAGCCGCCCCCGAAGGGACGGCCTTGCTAGCTGGTTTGTTCGGTGATCTGACAGTCCCGAACATCCAACAAGCAAGGCCAAAAATCAAGCCTCACTTTGGCTGCTGGAGAACTGTGTCCTGACGGCTGGCTTCGGCATCGGAGGAAACCGATGAAAAAGCCACGCATTCACCGCCGACCAAGCTCCAGCCGTTGCAAACCGTTCCACCGCGGCTCGCAGTTCGGGCCAGGGCGACGCCGTCCCATGGATCGCAACCTCAAATCGCGGTGGCGGTACATCGTCCACGTCCACGTCAGAGCGGGCAGGATCGGTCCCAAGGGCGCCTGGGCGCTGGAGGTGCTACCGGACTATCTGGCCAGCGATGGGCGCTGTGACCCGTCCCACGCCCGTCTGGCGGCTGATGCTGGCATCGGGGAGCGAACGGTCGAGCGGGCGCTGGCGGATGCTCGAGCGCTCGGCCTGCTGGATTGGGATCGCCGGATCGTCCGGAACGGGTGGCGGGCAGAGCAGACGTCAAACGCCTACGTGCTGATCGTGCCGGGAGAGGACGGAGGGCCACCGCCGACGCCACCCGCACCCCCTCCTATCAAGAGCTTATATCTTCAATCTTCTATCACCGCCGCCGTGACGGTCGCAGCGCTGCCGGTGACGGACCCTGTCGCGCGGGCGGCTCGAGTCGCGGCGAAGATTGCCGAGGAAAAGGCGCTGCGGCGGGCGCGCATGGGAGCGACTCGAGTCTGATTCTCCCGTTCTCCGTTCGTTTCACGGGAAACGCGTGGCAGCGCTGCTGTCGTTTGTTGTGGGGAGAGGCATACCGGAGGTTGTGGCGAAATCCCGTGCTGCACAAAATTCTGGGTTGTGTGGAAAGGAACGTGCCGTGCCTCTATAGTTTCGGCGCGGGGAGGGGGTTCTGGATGAGCGTCTGGTATTGCTCGGCCTGCAACATCGCCTGGGCGTCGGTGCCCTACTGTCCGCGCTGCGGTCGCTGCGGGATCCGCCAGCCATGAGCGACACCGAGCCTCGCGAACGCCCGCCGCGTGCCGAGCCGGATTGCGATCCCGCCTTTGTCGCGCTCAACCGCGAGATGGAGGCCAAGTTCCTGCGTGGCGAGATCACCTTCAGCTCGTTCGACTGGCACTTACGAAGCATCTGCGGGGTGTAATGCGATGAACGACCGCGAGATGGCTCTGCACGAGGCTGGCAACGCCGCTGCGGACTGCGTGCAGCGCCTGGAGCGCGTCAAAGGGTGGTTGGACGACCTGACGCCCGAGGAGGCCCAGGCGTGGTTCAAGGCGCGTCAGGCGTGCGACTTCCTCTATGTGGCGGTCAACAAGTGACCATCCTCAACCGCCACACCGAGGTGCCGATCGAGCGCACGGCGGGCCAGATCCAGGCGCGGCTGGTGCGCGCCAGGGCGCAGGCGGTGATGATGGAATACGAAGCCGGGGTGCTGACGCATCTGGCGTTCCGGATCGAGACGCCGCACGGCCTGATCGCCTATCGGCTGCCAGCGAACATCGACGGCGTGCATGCCATGCTGACGCGGGACACCAAGCTGTCGCGGGCGCAGCGCTCGCGGGAGGCGGCGGCACGGGTGGCGTGGCGCGTGCTGCGGTCGTGGATCGAGGCGCAGCTCGCCGTGATCGATGCAGGGCAGGCGACGCTGCCCCAGGTGTTCCTGCCCTATGCCCAGTTGCCGAGCGGCGAGACGCTGTACGAGCGGTTCGCGGAAAAGGGATTGCCGATGCTGACCCACGATGCCTGACGGAATGGGACCGGCGGGGCTGCCGGAATTTGCGTCGTCGCCGGCGCCAAGCCTGGAGCGACGCTGGGTGCGGATCTGCGCCGCTTGGTATGTGTGCGGCCTCGCGACCGGGCTCGTTGCCGCGGCTTGGCTGATCAGGTGGGGGATCTGGTGAGCGCGAGGGTCTGGGTTGCGCAATGCCTGTGTCCGGATCGGCATTGCATCCTGGCGGCGACCGGCGTGGCCGACAGCGCGGAGGCAGCCAGCGCAGATATCGCGTGGCCTTTGCGGGAGGCGGTCGAGAAGGCGTTGCAGGCTGCCCTGCTGAACCCGTGGTGCGGGCTCTGCCACGCGCCGCCGCACGAGTGGCGCTACGAGGTCGGGCGCACGCGGTTCAGCACGCTGGAGGAGGCGGCGCCCCTGTTGCAGCGGCTTGAGGCCGAGCAGGCGGCTACCAGGGCGGCGTTCGGTGATCTGCCGAGGAGCGATTGATTGGACGACGCACCTGGCTTCTGGATGCACGAGACTTCGGGGGTGCTGCGGCCTGCGGTCGAGGCCTACCTGCATGGCGCGGAGATGACGCCCAGGCAGATCGCGGCCATGCGCGCGTATCTGCGGCAATGGATCAACGCACCCGGCTGGAGGGGGCCGATGATCGACCCACTGCGGACGCGCGTCGAGGAGATCGTCACCCGGCGAGACATTCACGACTGGTTGGAACTGGCGTTCGAAACCAGCGGCATCGATCCGCTATGAGAGACACCATCTCGATTTCAGCGATTACAGCCGCAGCCTTAAGCACGATCGGGATTGGCGACTTCTACACGGTCAACACGCCGGAACGCATGGCGTGGGCCGTGCTGATCTTGCGGGAGTTGCCGGATCGCCCCGAGTGGTTTGCCGCCGGTCAATGGGCAACGATTCAGCACATCGAGAGGCAGCTTGCCGCCTCCGCTCGGCTGACTGCCGAGGCGCTCGCCAGCGGCATCGATCCGCTGTGAAGATCGAGTTCGTCACCACCGAGCAGGCCGAGGAGGCCGACGTGATGGTGTGCATGCCGTGGACGAACCCGCCTATCTTGCCAGATAACCTGCGGGCCAAGTGCGGGGTGTGCGGCCATATCGTCCAGCATCGTCCGACTGCGCCCAGGAGGCCGATGAAGGTGTGCGTGGACTGCGCGCCATCGGTCATTCGGAAACAATGAGCGAGACGGTGCAATTCTGCCCGAGGTGCGGGGCCAGGACGTGGCACGTCGGCGGTGTGTGCGAATGGTCTGACGGGCATCGCTGGCGCAAGGACGACCGCGTGATGATCGCCATCGGCGCTGACCGCACGCCTGGAGTGGTGATCTTCGCGTCGGGCAACGGCAAGTCGCTGATGCTCCAGTTTGAGGCGATCCTGCACGGTCACGTCGGGATGATGCCGGTGCTGCAGGATGACGACGGCAGCTTCTGCTCCATCGTCACCGGAGAGGTCGTCGAGCTGACGGAAGGGGAGGGGAGGTGATCGAGCCAACCCTGGCCGACATCGGTCGCAAGGTCATCTACCGCGACCTGGGCCTGCGGAAGATCGAGGAGGGCACCATCTCGTCGATCAGTGCCGCCTACGTGTTCGTCCGCTACGGCAGCGGCAGCACGGCAGCGGCAACGCGGCGGCAGGATCTGGAGTGGTCGCACCGCTTGCCGAGCGAGACAGCGATCAGCACCACCATCAGCCGCGGCAGAGTGATCGCGATCGACTTCTGCGAGCCGCCTCGATCGCCCCTGGATGAGCCATGCGACTGATCCACTTCAGCAACGCCCCGGTGCAGCTCGACACGCTGATCGCGCGCGGCCAGGACGAGAACGGCAGCTTCAAGCCAACGGGCCTGTGGGTGTCCGACGAGGACGACTTCGGCTGGCGCGAGTGGTGCATCGCTGAGAATTTCCATCTCGATCTGCTGACCCACGTCCACGAAGTCACGCTGTCCAACACTGCCGAGATCAAGTTCCTTCGCACGCCCGAGGAGATCATTGCGTTCGGGCACGAGTTCGCCATGACAGATGGTCCAGGCGCCCGGTTGAACGCGTTGGGCACGATCTACGCGATCAACTGGGTTCGCGTGATCCAACGCTGGGGCGGCATCGTGATCACGCCATACCAATGGTCGATCCGCCTCAATCAGGAGAACATGTGGTACTACGGGTGGGATTGCGCGTCGGGCTGCATCTGGGAGCCGACCGCGATCGGCTCGATCATCCTGCGTGAGGTGGTCGAGCCGCCAGTCGCGACGTAGGCGCGGACCCGCGACACTCTACACGGTCTTCGGCGCATGGTCAGTGCAGTAATCGCGCGTGACCGCCTTTGTCTTGAGAGATCCGGCGGCGCGCACGGCGCTGACGACGAAGACGTTCGCCGCCTCGCCGCACTGGCAGCACCGATGGCGTCCGTGGAAGTCGGCGAGCGCGGCAGCGTGCTTCGCCTCGGCTGCGGCCCTGCGTGCGTCGCGGCGCGCCCAGTTCACGCGATACGGTCGCGTCACAGGTCCGTTCGCTCGAATCGGGTGTTGCCGGTCACCGGATCTTTCCAGACCGGGCGCAGCATCCCGCAGCACACCGAGCCAAGGATCCTCGACAGCGGATCGAGGCGGGACATCAGCTCCAGATCCATGCCGTAGATCAGGCGCCTGATGTAGTCCCGCACCTCGGGGATCTCCCACAGCTCGCGCGGATCAGCGTCGAACCCGTCGAGCGCGAGGTGAATATCGCCGGTCGTGCCGGTGCGCACCGTGGTGTTGAGGTGCTGCAGGACGCTCGCCAGCGTGCTGTCCGACAGGTCATCCTTCCCGCCGACCACGCAGAACACTGCATCGAAGTCGCGCATCAGGCCCGCCCTCCGCGCGTTGCCAGATCGGGGATGCCAGCCCTGGACCGCACCATCTGGATGGTCGTGATTTCCCGCCGGAACGCTGGCTCGAGCATGGCAAGGTCAGCCGGGGTCACCGCTCGCCACAGCCTCCGGTCGTCGAGCATGTAGAGCGCGCCGCAGTTCAAGCAGATGGAGACGTCGCCCTGCGCCGGGACGGCGTTCTCACCCAGCGCCGACGCGGCGTCCATGACGTAGCCGCACCGGCTGCACATCCACGGCTTGAAGAACGTGGTGGCATCAGGCATCCGTCAAAATGTAGATCCCCGCGCGCCGCCAGCACAATCCGTTCCCACCAGGGCAGCAGTCGCCCGCGCTTGGTGTTCGTCTGGACCAAGCGCGGTGCCGCCCTCCGACCTCACCCCGCCGGGATCTCGGTCGTCAGCTCTCCACCGCCTCGACCACGCAGAAGCGGTCGCCGTCGTCGCACGCGGGGCCAGCACCAGCCTTGAAGCGGATGATCCTCTCCGCGACCGGGTGAAGCACCCACTGGTCGATCACGCGCAACCCGTCGTCGAGCTGCTCCAGCAGGATCGCGATATGCGAGGAGCCATCGGTCTTGTTGTCGTAGCGTCCCTCGCTGTTGAACGTCGCAATCACGGTCCCTGGCGGCAGATCGGCACCGCGCGCCCTGATGCCCTGGCGCAATTTGGATGAGTGCGGCACGCCAGGATCGACCAGCTGCACGAGTGCCATGCATTGACCAGATCCGACGACCTTGCCGAGATAGCGATGAGTGTCTGTGGCGATGAACATGATCCCTCCGCGTCAACAACCATTGCCGCCTTGCCACCGGTATCCGCGGCGGCGATGCCCAGGCGAATGCCAATACATCCTCCGTCAGGACGAGTGCCTGCACGACCGAGGCAGTCCCGAGCAGCGTTCCCGCGCGATCAACGAGGAGCCGTGGGAGCCGCTGCCAGGGATGGTCAAGCGCCGCTGTGAGTCGTGTGACTACTGGTATGCCTCGCCCGCCGACCAGCGCACCGCGATCTGTCCTGAGTGCGTGTTCCTGCAGCGGCGCCAGTCATAGCCTGTGGGCTGACGACTTCGTGCATGCACCTCGCGATCTAAAGCTCCGCTGACGCGGTGTAGGTGCCGAACAACGTGAAGGGATTGGCCGCCACCCCGAAGACGGCGAGCGCCAGATCGCGGCTGTTCAACGCCGTCAGTGTGGGGCCGCTGAGATTGGTGATGGTGGTCACGTTGAGCGTCAGCGTCGGGTTGGCGCGCATCTTCTGTGGCAGGCTGATAGTGAACACCATCGGATTGCTTCCGCCGTTCCAGCCCTGGTAGTTGAAATTGCCCGAGCTGTAATACCGATCGCACATGGCCTGCTCGTCGTGCCTGATCTCAAATTGCGACGCGACGTCACCGGTTTCGAACTGCGGTTTCAGCACCGTGCCAGCGTTGAACTCCACGGTGTGGGAGACGCCAGGGGCAAGGCCGGTCACGGTCAGCGGGCTGGCGGCATAGGCACCACTGTCGACCCGCGCTACGGAGGTGCCTTGCCATCCCAGCGTGTAGGTGCCGCCCTCGATCTGCGACGCATCGATAACCTGCTGCAGCGTGCCCGCACTGATGGTGATCGTGTTGAACGGCGACGCGGTGATGCTGTAGGTGCAGCCGCCCGCGCCCGCCTTCCAGCGGTCGTGCATGTAGAGGCCTGCGGCGGTGGCGGCACCGGCATAGTTCCGCTGGTTGACCTGGAACCCGGCGTTGATGAGGCGGTTGCGATGTCCTGCCAGGGGCCCGAGGTTCATCGTCGCCGCGGTGATGTCGTAGTTCGCGATCAGCCGTCCGGTTGCCGGATCGCGGTAGACCATGCGTTCCGCCGGGATCTCCGGATAGAGATACACCGGCAAGGTCGCGAAATTCACACGCGCGTTGCTGTTGTTTGAAGTCCAGATCACCTGGTCGCGCGTCAGCCTGCCAGCGGTGTAGGTGCCATAGCCCCATTCCTGCTGGGTGGTGTCGTCAGCGAAGTAGTAGACCTGGGCGGGTGCGACCCACAGCCCAGATGCGACGCCATACGACCACGGCAGCCGCCGTGGCGCCGCAGTTCCGAGCGTGAAGCTGCCGACCCCAGGCGCGGGCACAAGCTCGAGGATGAGGTTGCCGACCTTCTCGACCATAACGCTAAACCCTTTCGGTGAGCTGCCCCGCCCATGATCTCCGGTCTGCCGTTCCGAGTGGGTACCGCACGTCGGCGGTCTGCTTCAGGCGTCCGAAGGTTGCCTCGGTGCTCATGTCGACCGAACCGTTGTCGGGCACCACGAGGATGTTGGCGCCAGGTGCTGCCACGCGCATCAAAGCATCGAGCGATGGCCAAAGTTCGGAACTGGTGCGCACGCCCTGCATGTCGAGATCCCAGCGACGGCGCTGGAACCGATAGACCGGGTATTCCTGCCCGCCATGCGACACCATTTCGTCGGTCGTCACGTCGCGGCCATAGCTGGTGTTCAACGACAGCGTCGAGAGCGGACTCCATGCCGGACCAGCGAACGCCAGGGGGACGTTGACGAACCCATCGGGATTGCCAGCATCGCTGATGCTGACCGTGGCATAGTCACCGACGACGCCGCCGGTATCGACGACGACCTGGCGGCTGCCGTTCACCGGTCCACCGACCTGAACCGTCCAGACCAGCGTTGATGGGTTTGTATAGACTGAGAACACCAGCACCGCAGCCGAGGTCAGGTTGGAGCGGAACAGGCCGAGCAGTCGGAATGTCTGCCGCGTCAGAGCCGGGGTGATGGTCAGCAGGATCCCGGTCAAGATCGTGGTCTGCCAGCCATCCGCAGCCGCGCCGGAATCGCCCTGTAGGTTCGTCACCGGAAAATTCGTCGCGGCGTTGTTCGACGTCACCGTGCCGCTCTTCACGAAGTTGGTGTAGCCGATCAGCGCGTTGTTCATACCAAGATCCTCAACGTGATCGAGGAGTCCTCGGAGCGGTAGCTGTAGCCGACGATCTGACCCAGCGTCGTGCCGGCGAGGTCACCGATCTCGGTGGTGATCGACACCACGTCGCCATACTCCAGCGTCACGCCGACGATGAACGGCACCTCGATGCCATAGAGCCGCCGCCGCACACCCCACAGCGCGATGTACTGGTTGGCGACAAACTGCGCTTCATCGAGCGCGCCATAGCCGGTGACGTGGTCGACGATGGACCCGGTGATGACGGGTGGATCGTTCGGTCGTGAAATTGCCGAGAACAGGGTTGGCGAGTTCGCCTGCACGACGCTGTTGGGCGTGGCGAGGTATTGCACCCTGCCAGCAGTCGCAAGCGGAGACAGGCCTGTGGTCTGCACGGTGTAGTTGTCATCATATCCGACGCGCATGCGGTATGGCGGCGGGGAGACGCCTGCTGGCAGTGCGATCGGAGTGATCGAGATGATGTTGCGGTCATCAAGCGCGGCCTTGATCGTTGGCGATCCTGGCAGCGCGGCTATGACGAACGCACGCAGTAAGCCGTCGCGGCAGGCGACGAGCTTCATGCAGGCTGGCGCCAGGATCCGCGTCAGCAGATCCACTCCGGTGGGATTGTCCTGCGGCCCGAGGAACACTGCGCAGCCGTGGTTGAACGGCGGGGTGGAACCGATCGCGGCCAGTTGCCCGCCGCTCGACGCGACGAGGTTCGTCGGAACGCCAGCGAGTGAGGTCAGGACGTAGTAGGCGACAGCCAGTGCGGTCGACGATGCCTGCAAGGGGGCGCCATTGACGTCGCATGTGATCTGGAATGTTGGCGTGGATCCGAGCTGCAGGCAGCCACGCGCAAGACAGGTGCGATACTGACCGGCGGGTGTCGAGCCGACATAGAGATCGGGTACGTCGCCCGCATTCGGCCAGCCTGCATTGCCGCCTTCCCACAGTTGGATCTTCGCAACCGGCCCGTCATTCACTTGGTAGATCAGCGCTGGAGGATCGACGAGGACCGGCGTGATGTTGTTGACCGGCCCATCAAAGACCGTCCCCACCTTCGTCGAACCGCCGATCACCAAGGGCTTCAGCGTGCCCGTCAGCGTCGATGTCCCGTCGTACTGACCGTTGCCGCCATAGGTGGAGCGGAGCAGGGGACGCTCGAGCCAGTAGCTGGCGTCGCGCAGCGGGATGGTGACCTCGGTGTCGTCGGCGGTGAGCGTCCCCGCGACACCGTTGAACGCGGGCACCAGGCTCGCGTAGGGCGGGTCGATCAGCATGTTGCGCGCGGTGTAGAGATAGTCGCCTGCACGCGGCGCGGCTGCGACCGCCCCCGGCGGGATGAACGAGGTCACCGCCCCGGTGTCGACCTCCATCTGCCACGCCGCCGTGTAGAGGACGTCGCCGGCGACCTGGGGGGTGACGCGGAAGACGATGCTTGCCGTGGTCGTGCCGACCGCGAGCATCGCGCTGGTGGTGACGCGCTGCCACTGGTCGACGAGCGCGAGGTTGACGTGACCGACAACCAAGCCGCTCACGGCTGCCCCTTCGATCTGTAGGCTGATCGCGGTCTTCGCCGCCAGGAACGACGGCAGCCAGATCCACGCCGAGGCACGAATCGGGGTGGCGGGCGACGGCATGGCGGTGACGCCGATCGTGCCGTAATTGGTGTCCGTCGCCGTCACTGTCCGCGTGTGCTTCCACACCGGCACGCCAGCATAGATCGCTGGCACGTCGGTCGAGGCCGCGACCGTGACGTTGCCGGTGCCTGGGGTCTGCGTTGAGCGGACGTAGTTGGTCGCGTCAGGCTCGTTCAGCAGAACAGGCGTTCCGGTCACGCTGTAGGTTGCGGGCCTGCCAGCCGCGGCTGCGGTCGTCGGGATGAACGCGCTCGCGACCGCGCCGCCTTCGCACTGCGGCGCCATGAGACGGCATGTGACGTTGAGCGCGACACCGTTGCCGTAGGTCAACAGCAGATAGGGCTGCACATAGCGAGTGGTCGCCTGGGCGGTGACGAACGGCGCGATGCGTCGGGAACGGCTGATCGTGTTGACCGACAGCGCGGACGGGGTTTCGCCGCCGAACCGCACGACCGTGCCGCTGCTGTCGAACTCGCGAGTGCCCAACTGGAAGGTTACGCCAGCCTGAGATCCGGCGGTGAACTGCGCGTAGACGCTCGGACACCACGCCTGACCGGCGTTGGCATCAATGGCGTTGCCCGGTGCGAATGCCAGGGTCGTCTGCGTGCTGCCGGTCGTGCCGAACACCCGCAGATCGATGTACTTGCGTCCGGTCACCGCATCGGTGCCGACCGCCACGACCTGTTGTGAAAGACCGGCGCCAAGCGCGAGGCCCCACCCATTCGGCAGCGTGCCCGGTGTGCCCGCCACGGCACCGGTCATGTCGGAGCAGGCGAGATAGTTCACCGCGCCGTCACCGTGCGACACCTCGCCCGCCGAGGTCGGGATGAACGGCGTCGCCACCGCGCCAAGCTCGACCTGGGGAGCGGCGACGTCGATGGTGAAGTCGATCGCGGCGCCGATCGCCCAATAGAACACGACGCCTGCATTGCCTGTGGTGAACGGCGCTGCACCCGATGCTGGCATGCTCTGGGTGCGCGAGAACCGCGTCAGCGTCGTGGTGATCGACGCCATGAAGTTGGGCTGCGTGGTACCGACCCCCGCGCCTGCGGCATCGGAGGCCGCGAGCCAGTGGACGATCGACGCGACGCCAGTGAAGTTGCCCGAGGCCCGCGCGACGTATACCGACTGTGCAATCGCTTGGTTGACGGGCATGCCGGAAACGCCGCCGGTCGTGCTGAAGAGGAGCGAGCCGCTGCCTGCGGTGGTGGTGCCATGATAGCGCAGCCGCATCACGGTCGCGGTGCCGCCGGCGAGCGTGGTCCGGTAGAATGACAGATCGATCGCGAGGCCAGTTGCCGCTGCGGACCAGCCAGGTGGCATCACACCGCCCGACCCGATCGTGCCAGCCACTGCACCGGTCCCGGTCGAATTGCGCACCGAATTCGTCGCGGCCTGATCAAGCGTGATGGCTCCGGTGTAGTCCTGGCGAACAGCATTCGGAGTCGCGAGCTGTAGCGTGTTGGTCTGGTCGAGAGCAGTGGCCGGGGTGCTGCGCGCGGTGCCAAAGCCGACGAAGTTCTCCAGTAGCTTCACGCCGTAGAGGACATGCGTGTCGCGACCATCGGCCACCCAGCCTCCGTTGATGATCGGATCATACTTGCCGTCGTTGTTGGCGAGTTTGATGGCGCCCCACGAGGCACCGACAGCCGATGCCGATGGATCCAGATTGACCATCGCGTCGATCGCGAAGGCCTCCTGAACGCGGGGCGGGTAGGGCACTGGTCCGAACGGGTCGGAGGGACGCGAGCAGTAGCCCGCGTCCGACGCCAGGATGGTGTTGTCGGTGTAGGTGGTTTCGAGCATCGACAGCGCGCCGTGCGGGCGCGTGGCGTGGCCCACGTCGAGGGTAAGCCCGCCATCGCTCGGCTTACGAATGGCCTGCTCGATGGCGAAGAAGTAGCTCGTCACGATACCCTCGCCGGCGCCGATGTTCCTTGTGCCAACTGCACGCGGAGCTGCTTCACCTCGTCCTGCAAATCTTGCAGCTGTTCGACCAAGATCGCCGTCTGCGTGCGCGTTTCGGTCTGCAGCACCGAGGCAGTCAGGAGATCCGGCGATTGCGCACCGACCGTCGCGAGCGCGGTGATCACCTTGCCGAAGGCCTGCACGTAGTCGATGCCGCTGCCGTAGACATTGTGCGCTGCGCTCAGATAGGCGTCGCTGTATTGCTGCAAGGTCTGCACGGCCCCGTAGTTGCCGCTCGCGGCGAGGTTCGCCTGGGTGTCGAACTGCCGCTGCGCCAGGGCAAGCTGGGCCTGCGGCGATAGCGGCGACTTGTCCGATGTCTGTAGGCTGATGGCGTACTGGTTGAGCGAGGCGATCGAGGCGGATGCCTGGCTCTTCAGCGCGTCGTCCTGCTGCTTCTGTAGCGCGAGCCTTTCCTCGCCCTGTGCTTTCTGCAGCGCGGTGAGTTTGTTCGCGTAATCCTGCGTCAGGGCGTAGGCGGCACCGTAGGTCGCGGTGAGGTTCATATAGAGGCTGGTCCGCTCTTCCCTCTGCTGTTCATCGAGCGCATCGAGAGCCGCCTTTTTCTGATCAGCCACGCTGCCGCTGACCTGGGCCGCGGCGTTCTCGTAGCGGGTTGCGAAGCTCGCATCCTGTTGCTGGCTGGCGGCAGCCTGCTGCATCTGCCGGTCGTGCAACGTCTGCTCGAGGACCAGTCGCTCCTCGCCTTGGGTCTTCACCAGCGCATTCAGCTTGTCGGCGTATTCCTGCGTCGCAGCGTAGGCATTGCCATAGGTCGCGGTGAGGCTGAGGTACAGGTTCTGCCGTTCCTGCGAGGCCTGAACGTCGAACGAAGATAGAGCCGCCGACGGGGCAAGGCTCGGGTTGAGCGCCGCTTGCGCATTCCCGAACCGCAGGGCGATGGTTTGGTCCTGCTGATCGCTGGCAACCTTAAGCTGCAGGTTCGCCCTGGCGATCTGCTGGTTGAGCAGCGCCATCTCGTCATTTTGCGAGCTGAGAAGAGCGAGCCACTTTGCCAGGTTGTTGGGGTCGGCGGTCCCGAACAGATCACCATAGGTCTGCTGCTCGCTTTGAATGTACTGGTTGCGCTCGATCGCTTGCTGGGCATTCAACGCGCCAACCTGTGCGGCCTGCATCCGCGTTGGATCGCCGGTCAGCGCAGCCGCAGCCGTCGCGGCGCGGGCCTGCAAGGTCAACAGTTGCTCGTTGCTCGCCTCGATCAGTTGGACTTGCTGCTTGTTGAACTGGACCTGAATCGCGAGGCGTTCCTCGGCGGTCGCCTTGTCGTTGTCCGCCATCCGCTGCGCGTAGTCAGCCGTCGTCGCGTAGGCGTCGCCCCAGATGCCGGTGAGCGTGTCGGAAAGCTGTTGGCGTGTCTGCTTCGCATTGGAGTCGAACGCCACCAACTGTGCGTTCATCGCGTCCTGCGGACTGCCGGTAACCGTGGCTTGTGCGGTGAGGAAACGGCTCTGCACACTCGCTGCCGATGCGTCGAGCGCGTCCTGCGCGGCCTTGTTGTTCTTGTCGTAGGCGCGTTGCTGTGCGGCCAGGAGTTCGTCGGTGCCGAAACCGATCTGGCGCGACACGGCCAGCGCATCGCTGTATTGCGCGTAGACCTGGCTCTGGGCGGTCGCCAGCGAACCGGGGTTGCCCGCCGTCAGCGTGGGGAAGGTTGCGGTGATGAATGTGGCGGCTTTCTGCAACGCAGGCTGCACGTCGGTGTTCGCTGCATTGGCCAGGGCGCGCAGCGCGATGCCCATGGTATCGGACTCGGCCTTGGTGCCCTTGAGCGCAGTCTCGAAATCCGCCAGCGATGTCGTGACGCCTTGCAGCTCCTCGGGCGATTGGAACAAGCGGTTTTGGATGAACTGCTGGGTGAGCGGGTCGTTAGATTGGAAGCGCAGGCTCGGGAAGGCAGCGCCGAGGGAGCTATACTTGGATGGATCTTGGAATCCGCCCGGTGTGTTCTGGCCGATTTGCAGATACGGCGCGCCAGTGTTCGCGCCCTCCAGGCTCGTGACTCTCAGGCCGCGCGCTTGCAGTATCTGGTTGATGGAAGCGGCGTCACTGATGGCACCGGAGCGCTCGCCGGATGTGTCGACCAGTTGGGATGCTGTGCCACCGACCGACAGCAACCCGTCTGGCCCGACAGTGATCATGGTGCTCGAAAACGGGCTTGGCGCTTTCGGCCCGATCAGTCCCCCGCCCGCACCACCGAGAGTGCCACCGAGCAGACCACCGATAAGTGCTCCTCCTGGCCCTCCGACAACGAACCCGATGCCAGCACCAGCAACCGCACCGAGGGCAGCGCCGATTTGGGGGGCTGGCCCGACCTTCCCGAGCGCTCGTTGCTCAAAGCCGCCGACAGTCGAGCCGATGCCATAGCCACCAATGACGCCACCAGCGATGCTGGTCAGGCCACCTACGGTGATCGGAACCGCACCGCCCGCCGCAGAGTACGCGGCCTCTGTTGCAGGACCGTAGACGCCCGTCCCCAGGCCAGCCAATGCAGTATCAGTGGCGCTTGCCGACACCGAGCCGATGACCGGAGTGGACAGGAAGTTCGCAACCGTGCCGCCCGAGCCGAAGAAGCCTCCGGTGTCGAACAGGCCGACATTGCCCTCGCCGCCACTGAACAGCCCCTTGAGGCCGAGTGAATTCACAAGCGAACCGCCAGACAGCGTGTTCGCACCACTGCCAAGCTGGAACAGGCTCGAAAGGTTGGAAAGGAAACCGGGCGAACTGCCTGCTGTGCCGCCGCCGCCCTGGCCAGCACCCATCGCATAGAGGCCCGCCAACCCGCCAATCGTGCCACCACCGAAGACGCCGCCGATGCCTGGACCGGCACCGACCTCTTGTGTGCCGATCAGAGAGCTGATGCCACCGACGCCGCCTGCCGCGCCGCCAACGAGCTGAAGGCCTTGCTGACCGCCGCCGAGATCGACCAGCCTCAGTGCGCTGCCGACGAGGCCACTGGCGCTACTGGTGCTGCTGCCGCCACCCAACAGCCCAAACACCGAACTGAGGGTCGGGTTGTTCTGGCCAAATAGCGAATTCATGATCGGGTTGAGGATCGCCAGATGGGCGAACATCTGCAGCACTTGCGTCAACACGCCATGGAGCACGTTGCCCCACTTCACCGCGGCACCCTCACCTTGCACGAACGCCTGCGTCACCGCGTTGCCGATGGCATCGAACGCCGAGCTGAACTGCTGCGACAGGTAGCTCAGTGTCTGCTGCCTGTTGGCAAGCACCTGGGTGAGCTGTGCCAGCGCATCCTTCTGCGCGATCAGTCCCTGCTTTTCACTCTCCGTCAGGCCGACATTGTTCTTCCGGATCTCGTACTCGTCCTTCATGTGCTGGATCATCAGCGCACGCGCGTCGCTGTTATCGAGCAGCGAGGTGGTTTCGGCCTGCACGACCTTGATGTCCTGGGCGAGGTCGTTCGACTCCTGAACTGCCTTCGTCTCTGCCTGCGCGCGTGCATACGCCAGTTGCTCTTGCGTCAGTTGCTTCACGGCGGCGGCGAACTTCTCTGTCCCAGGCTTCAGGTTGTCCGAGATCGCCTGTTCCTGCGCCTTCATCTGCGCGGTGATGAGCAGCACTGCCTCGCCGCCCTCGCCGTAGGCCTTGGTCAGTTTGTTCTGTGCATCGATCTGGGCGCCGAGCTTGTCCTGCTGCTTGTCCAGTTCGGCGCGATGCACCTCGTGCGTCTTGTTCAGCCGGGTGATCTCGGCCTCGGCGCCTTTGATCGCGTTCGCATACTTGTCGACGACCGCTGCATTCTCCTCAGTGCGCGGCCCGAGTTCTTTCAATTTGTCTCTGAACTCGCCGATCTTCTCGTTGAGTTGCGCAACCTCCGCTGGTTTGTATTTGTCGGCCAATGACGCCGCCGAGGTCGCCAACTGCTTGTCAGCAGTGGCCGCATCGAGCGAGATCCTCTGCGCCAGTGCATGAGCTTGTGCGTCCGGTGACGCACCCGCTTCACCGAGCTTATCGACGGCCTGCTTGTCCTTGATGGCTTGGACGTTCGCGCGGTTCGCCGCGGTGTTGTTGAGGATCGCCGTCGTCTCGGCGTTGATAAGCTCGATCTGGTCGTCGATGTTGCGCGAGTCTTCAGCCGCCTTGACCGCGCCAACTGACCGCGCGTTGTCCACGTTCGCCACCGTCATGCGGATGACAGCGGCGGTGAACCTGTCAGTGCCAGGGATCTCTTGGGACAACGCGGCCTCGTAGGCCTTCGCATATGCCGTGGCCTGGATGACGGCATCATTGCCGTCAGCATAAGCCGCGGCGATGTCGCGCTGCCCCTGCGCTTGCGCTTCAGTCGCTTCGACCGATTTGTCAGTCGCCGTCTTGAAATAGTTGTTGGCGGCTATCTGCGCGTCGTCCAGTGCCTTCTGTGAAATCTGTAGCGACAGCGACAGTTCATCGAACCGCTTGGCATTCTCCACGGTCCTTGGGCCGAGCGTATCGAGCGCTGTCGTCAGGCCTGTAACGGCGTCGCTGGCATCCTGCAGCTTGCCGAACGGACTCGCCTTGACGAGGTTGACCGCCTTGTCCATCGCCGCGTTGAACGTATCGACGGCTTTCGCTGCATCCAGCGCGAGGTTCTTCATCGCGTCAGTCAGACCTGGCAGTCGGGTGTCAGGCTGTTGCGCGCTCGCTGCGGTGGGGATGTTCGCGACCCTCGCCGCGACGCTGGGCAACTGTCCAACGGTGCTGTCGAACGGTTCCGCGATACCAATATCGACTGCCGCCGGGGATGGACCTTGCGGCGTGGCTGCCTGCGCGTCCTTCGCAGCCTGCCGCGTCTCTTGGATCTTCCTGATCAGGGTATTGAAGTGGTCGATCACGTCGGCCACGGTCTGATTGATCACGTCTCCCCAGCTACTGCCGCTGGTTTTCGACGAGGTGAAGAGGTTGGCAGTATCGCGCAATGCCTGTTGCAGATGCGTCAGTGAATCACTGGCGTGATCGTTCTGGTCCTTAAGCACCTTGATGACGGCATTGTAGGCGCCCGCGGCGTCGCCTGAGTTCGCCATGCGCTCGATCAGTCGCGCGAGTTCCGCGGTCATTCCGGGGAAGTGTTTTTTGGCAAGGTCGTCAGCGACCTTGGCGGGATCCTCCATGGCGTCGGCCAGAACCTTCGCCGCATCGGGCACCTTGACGCCCCAGGTGACCGCCAGATCACCCGACAGCCGGATCAGATCCTCCAGTTCTCGCTGTGTGCCCTCAAACCTGGGTGCGCCAGCGATCGTCGCTCCTGCGGTTCGCGCTTCCGACACGCTTAGACCACTGCTGGACGCGACATTCCTCGACGCTTGGTTAACCACGTTCGCCAGACCGAGGTAGTCGTCACGCGTCGCGCGCAGCGTGTTCTGCAGCCCCAGGAGCTGCCGTTGGCTGGACTCGGCTGAATAGCCCATCAGCACGACAGCCCCGACAACTGCGGTGACGCCAGTGACCACCAGGCCGGTCGTGCTGATGAGTGCAGCGAACGCCGCCTTGACCGCTTGGCCGACAACACCGAAGCCGGTGCCGGTCGCCAGCGCCACGTCAACGAGCTGATGACCTTGCTCGACGAGGGCGGTCATGAACGGGATGCCGCTTTCGAGCGATGAGAAGAATTGCACGGTCTGCACGCCAAGCTGGCGGGTGGCGAACGCGGCCTGACCATGCCCAGCGGCGTAGGCGGCGACTGTTCGCCCCGCATTGGCCATGGTGGCGTTGGCTTTATCGAGGAAGACGTTGAACTGCTCTTGCGAAATGCGGTTCGCGTTGAGGTCGGCAGTCATCTTGTTGAGCTGCGCCTCGTACTCCTTCGATACCCGAAACACGCTGTCGTAAGAGGCCCGGTTCGCCTCGTTCTTGGCCGTGAGGTTGGCGATCGAGTCGCCCAGGATCTTCCACGCATCTGCTTGCTTTTGCGCCGCCGCTGCCGCCGCCTCCTGCTGGGCTGCGAGCGCTTTGGCGGTGCCCGTGGTCTGGCCGTACTTGGCGTTGAGTTCATCGAGTGCCTTGGCCTGCGCCAGTGGCCCTTTGATCGCGCCGAGTTCGAATGCCCGCGTGAGCAAGGCAAGCTCGCCCTCGTAGGCCTTCGACGCGGCGAATGTGCTGTCGAACCTGGCGCGCAGCGAGTCGAGCGACTGGCCGTAGACGGCAGCCTCTGCCGATCCTTTGACGAAGGCAGCCGAGGTCGCCGCTGCCGACGTCGCCAGCCCGGTGAGCAGCTCGTCGCCGGATTCAAGACCGGCCTGCCACAGCTTCTGCGCCTGGGCGGCACCTTCCTGCGCTTCGCGCGTCGCGATCAGGCTTGCCTTCAGGCGGTCGACGTTGTCAGCGAGCCTCTGCAGCACCCTCGCGGTCTGGTCCTGATCGGCACCGCCGTCAGCCATCGCCTTGTTCGCCAGGGCGGTGACGCGGGTCAGCTCCTCCTGCGCAGACTTCAGCCGGTAGGCCGCAGCGGTGACGTCGTCGTTCCGGCGCGCCACGCGGTCCCACGCGGCAGAGGCGGCGGTGACCTTGGTGGCAGCACCCTCGGCAGCGACACCGGCTCCAGTGACCGCCGCAGCGGCGCCCGCAGCCGATTTGGTGACGCCGTCGAGAGTGTCCTTGAGCTTGTCGAGCTTCGGGGTGGCCTGATCGTCGGTGTTGAGGCCGAGCGTATAGTTTTCGCGGGTTTGATCGGTGCCTGACATCTCAGCGCTCGGTCAGCCTGAGAGCCGGGTAGGTGATCGTCTCGCCGCGGTGCGGGCCGCGCTTCAGGACGTAGGGAACCTGCCACCCGCGTGCGAAGCCGCCGCCAGGGAGGACGACGAACAGCCGCTCGATGAGCGCGCCAGGGAACTGCTTCTGCGCCCACTGCCGCGTGCGCTCGGTGACGACGAGTTCGGGCCGCACGTATGAAGACAGCCGTCCGCTCCGACCAAGCCGCCCCTGTTCTTCCAAGCGACGGAAGTAGGGGGCGAAGTTGGTCAGGATGACGGCCGAGTTGTGGGGGATTTGCTGCGTGAAGTCGGTGTACGGCACGCCGTCGACCAACAGGAACCACGCATCCGCGAACGCGCCGGTCTGGCGCGGCGATATGGCCTTCGCGTAGGCGAGCATCGCGCGTGCAACGCCATCGAGCAGCTGGAACTGGATGGTGATGACAGAGCCACGAAACGTGACGGTGCTCAGTTCCTTCGTCTCTTTGCCGTCGACGAACTGCCGATACACCGGCAACTGACCGCCGTGCGCCATCTCCTCAAGGCGTTCCTTCAGGTGCTTGGCCACGCGCCTGCTCGCATCGGGTGACTGGACCTGACGGTCCAGCATCCGACGCGTGATTTTGAGGAGGTTTGCACCAGCGTTTGCCGCGGTGAGCGATGGCATCAGCGCGGCCTCCGTGATGGCGTCGGTGGATCCGGCGGGTGTCTCTCGATCCACCAGTCGCGATATTCGCCGTCCATCGCCTGCATCACGCGATCGAGCATTTCGAACTCGGGGCGTGACAGGTGATGGAACCGGGCCCACTCGCGCACCACCATCCAAGGGATGTCTCCTGGCACCGCTGGTCCCATCCCGCCGCCATGCTGCGGACGATCGGGATGAAGCCGGTGCCAGGCCCGCCAGATCCACAGGAATTGGGGTTCGATGAACGGGGCGGGGGGCATGTCCGCTTCGGACATGTCGGGTCGCTGCCCTGCATCGAGTTGTGCCTGACGACGCTTCATCAGGCGTGCGCGGAGCGAGCCGTAGTTCAGCTCGAGCCGGAGTCCAACGGTGAGTTTTTTGCCGCTGCCTCGACCTGGGCGACAGAGCGCGCGGAGACGCGGCCCGCAGCCTCCCAGCACAGCCTGGACAGCCTGCCGTAGTCGGGCTGGTAGAGCAGCTTGTGGAACTGCTCGAGCGTCACAGGCTCGTTGGTATCCTCGTCGTTGAGGTTGCGCACGCCGATGATGAGGAAGTCCTCCATCAGCGATGCATTGATCCGCCGCTGCTCCGCGTTCGGGATCCGCTTTTCATCCCCGGCATAGGGTTCTGCTGCGGCGCTGGTGCGTGCGGCGCGTGCGTCGTGAAAGCCGTCGGTGAAGCCCCTCACTTGGATCTCAAGATCCCCGAAGGCCTCGTTCACGCGCACCCAGATGCCGTCATTGATCGCTCGGACATCCGAGCGGAACTCTTTCAAGTTTGCCATTGTGCTTCCTGACCGGTTGGAAGGTTGTGGCGCGTGGCCGAAGCCCGGTCGGCAACAGCCACGCGCCGACCGGCGGGGAGGAAACGTCCCGCCTGCCATCAGCGCCCGGTGGGACGCCGATCTCGCGATGAACTGCTGCTCAGTTCGGTGTGGGGTTGCGGTCGATCTGGAATGTGCCGCCGGCGACGGGATCGGGGTTCACCTCAAAGGTGACGTCGACGAACAGCGCTGTGCCTGGACCGGTGGCGTTGATCTTGCAGAACAACACGACCTGTTGGAACGACAGCACGTAGGAGTTCTTGGCCGCATCTTGCAGATAGATCTGCATGTCGGCGGAAAACTCCGTCTGGAAGCGGTCGTAGATGATGAAGTCCTTGCAATACATCCTGAAGGCGCCGGACGCCGTGAATGTGCCGCCGAGCATGCCGTCAGCACCGGCAGTGCCACCGAGGCTGAACTCAGGCGCAGCGCCAGTGTTCTCCAGCGTCAGTGAAAGCTGATCGAGCAGGCCGACGATGGCGCCAGCGTTGTAGAGGATCTTCACGAAGCCTGAGACTGGATCGATCACCGGGCCTGATGGCGCGGGCAGGGCGGCGCCGGTCGATGCTTCGACTGTCGCTGAGATCTCCGACTGTGCGACGACATCGATCGCGCCAGTGAAGAAGTTGCCGACACTGGTCCCGAGCGTGATGCGCGTCACGTAGGTGCCGCCGTAGCGCAGGAACTTGTTGGAGGAAAACTTCTGCTGGACGTACAGGCTTTTGAATGTCGTGCCGTTGTTGAGCGTCGAACCGGTGATCAGGACATTGGCTCCGCTCGACGTCTCGGTCGCGGCGCCCACTGCATTGCCGTTGACGGTGATGTGGCTGTTGTCGGCCTTCGCCGTCACCCGCCACCAGTTATTGTATTGCACAATCGTCGTGAAACCGGACACGCGTATGTACTGCCCGACGTTGATGCTGGTGAACTTGGTCGCCAGGGTGGACGACAGCGTCTGGTTGGTAGTGCCAGTCGACGTCATCGTGATGTCGGCGCCGATGGAGGCGATGGCGAATGGCGGGGTCCAGTCGTTCTGCATCAGCGACGCGAAGAAGTCGTCATAGCTCCCGTAGCTCAGAGCGTAGTTGATCGTGCCGCCTGCGACTTGCTGCGTCGTGAGCGCCTGCGAGACTTCCCGCGAGACGTTGATCTCGCTAGGACGCTGCCTCGTCTTGGTGAGCGCGAGCGTGTCCGACATGTACCGGATCGCCTGGAACTGCACCAAAGGCCGCGCGCCCCACGTAACCTCGACGCCATATGAGAGCTGCGTTTGGTTGGCTTCGACGCCAGCCTGATAACCTAAAGTCGCGGGCATGGCCGCATCTCCCTCGCTGGCGGATTAGGTGTTGGGCAGGCGGTCGATGATGACGGTGCCGCCGGTCGGTGCCGGGTTGGCTTCAAACGTCACCTCGGCGTAGACCGGCTGTCCTGGGCCAGGGGCGTTCATTTTCACCATCATGAACGCGTTCGGGAACGTAATGGCGTAGGAATTGCCAGTGTTGCCCTGGATGATGAAAGTGAGCACACCGAGCGTCTCGGTGGTGAACAGATTGTAGTTTGTGAAATCGTTGAAGTACATGCGGAACGTGCCGCTCGCGCTGAACGTGCCGCTAAGGATGCCGACAGAAAGCTGATTGCCGAGGCCATACTCTGGCGCTGCCCCGGTGTTCTCCAGCGTGACTGCCATCTGGTCGAGCGTGCCGACCATCGGCGCCCCGTTCCAAAATGCGCCGACGAACCCGGTGACCGGGTCCATGACGGTATTCGTTGGCGCGGCGATGATGGCGCCGGTCGAGGAGTCGGTGGTGTTGTTGTCCTCGTCCTTCGCCACGATATCGATCGCACCGGTAAAGAAGTTGCCGACCGATCCGGAGAGCGTCATGCGCGCCACGTAGGCGCCGGGATAGACGAGGAACATGGACGGCGACATCGACTGCTGCAGGAACAGCGATTTGAACGTGGTGCCATTGGTGATCGTCGAACCGCGGACGTGAGCTGCGGTGCCAGCGGGCGTCTCGGTGACGACCGACGTCCGGTTGGTGCCCTCGAGCGTCAGGTGCGAATCGTCGGTGTGGATCTTGACGTACCACCAGCCGTTGTTGAGCGGGTTGGTGAAGCCATAGAGCTTGATCCAGCACCCTTGTGCGAGGTTTGCGAACTTGGTGGACAGCGTTGACGACAGCACGACGACGCCGCCTGTGTTGGTCAGCGTGATGTCGCCGGCGATGCCGTTGATGGTCTGGAAGGCCTGCCAGTCCTTTTGCAGCACCACACTGATGAAATCGTCATAGGTGCTGTAGCTCATCGCGTAGTTGATCGTGCCGCCCGCAGTCTGCTGCGTCGTGACCGCTTGGCTCGCCTCACGCGTGATGTTGATTTCGCTCGGTCGCTGGCGGGTTTTCGTTTCCGCCAACGTGTCGCTCATGTAGCGGATCGCTTTGAAGGCGACGGCGGGCGCGACACCCCACGTTGCTTCGACGGCGTACGAGATCCTGGTCTGGTTGGCTTCGATGCCAGCCTGATAAGCGGCAGTCGCGGGCATGATGTTCTCCTGTGGTTAGACGTTCGCGCGCGGCGACCGCTTGCAGGCCGCGTCAGGTCGCGCGGCGCGGGGACGCCGCAGCTCGGGTGGCTGGAGTCTGTGTCGGGGAGCGCCTGGTGCTGCCGGTGATGGTCGCGCCGCTCGCCTGGGTGAGCAGGCAGGTTGCCGAGATGTCGGTGCCGGAAGCGGGCGCTCCCGCGTAGCCGATCGTGGCCGCAGGCCCGGTCGCAGCGGTCGCAACTATGAAGCCAGCGCCAGCGGTGCAGCGCGCATCGGCGCCGAGCGCGGCATCGATCAGGGACGCGGCCTCCGGAATGCCCGCCACCCCGGTAAAGTCCAGAGGACCAACCTCGGTCGCGACGCCGTCGATGGTGATCGAGAACCCGCCGTCTGTGATGGCATCCAGCGCCGCTGTCAGCGCGACCGGATCGACGATGGTGCCGCCGGTCAGGATCGCCGCGGTCGATGTCGGCGGCGTTTCTGACGCGCCGATGCCACCTGACGGCAGGACGTGCTTCGCGACGATGGACTCGTAGACCCAGAAGCCGTAGCGGGTGCCGTCCTGGCTGAGTTCGATGCACCGGAGCTTGGCGTCGGTTTCGTTGGTTCCGACGATCTCGCCCGTCTCGGTATAGGTGCCACTATTGGCAGGCGTCTCCGCAAGAATATGGAACTCTTCCATTTCCAGTGTCCTTCTTCAGGTAAAGCGGGGGATTTCAGTAGGGCGCGGGGTTGACCAGTCGATCTTGGAACTTGTAACGAACGATCAGCGGCAGCCGCCGATACATCCCGTCATCCATCGTCCATTGCAGCGGGTCCGATGACTGGTTCTCGCTGTAGGTCAGGCCTTCCGGTGTCATGCCGGGTCTGAGGCCGCGAAATGCGACTTCGAACGCATCCATGTAATCGAGCCATTTGCGCATGCCCGAGCCGATGGGGATCATCAGAAAGATGAAGATCTGGCCATGCTCTTCCCAGGTGTCGCCGCCGAGCTGTATCGGGCCAGAAGTGTCGGAGGACACCTCAATCTGGACCCATGGCGCGGGTGGTGACGGTCGCGGTCCCGCGTCCTCGTTGGGCATCTCGAAAGGAATGCCCAATTGATCCGCGACCGCCTGAATGCGGGGGATCGCGTCGTCCCATACCTGGCCCTTCATAGTTAGCCGCCGAGGGTCTTCAGGAAGTACACCATGCCATCAGCGAGCCGATGACTTTCGGCGCGGCCTTCCACCGTGCGCGTGCTGCCATCCGCATAGACAATCTGGTCGCCATGGCGCGGCGGCTTCGGCCACTTCACTGCGTCCATCTCGCGGTCAGTGAGCCTGACCAGATCGGCGTTCTGCTGGACCGAGCCGACCAGCACCGACGCAGCACCGGTATCCACGACGGCGCTGCATTGCACGCTGAACGTGACCCTCCGCGTGCCGGTGAAGCGTTGGACAGTGACGATCTCTGCCTGCGGTTCGATTATTCGCAGGAAGTCGTCGACGCTCTGCCTCATTTTGGAATGACCAGCCCGGTCAGCACCGTGTTGACGTAGGTTCCGGCCACGATCAGCACGAGCCGCAACCGGTCGCCCAGGACGTTGCAGAGCAGACCATCGGTTGCCGGATCGCCTGCGCTGTCGATGCCGCCGACGCCAGGGGCGACAAAACCTGTCGTGCCACCGAACATCTCAAACAGCACGGCGCGTGTTGCTGTGGTGAACGTCACCTGGGCGATGTCGTAGGCGGGCCCGTCGATCCCCATTGCAGACTGCAAGAGCGCGGTCACCGAGGTGCCACCGGAACCCCAGGCGAAGCGCAGATCGACAGCAACGGAGGCCATGCCAGCCAGACCGTCGGTCCACTCGCCTGTCATCGTGCCGGGTGCGGTGATCTGGAAAGATCCGTTGTCCGTCCCGTCCGGTTGGAGGACGTAGACGACTGGTGCTTGCAGCATCGTGGGCCTCTCAGTGCAGGGGACGCAGGATCGATGCGCAGCACTCGACAACCATTCTCGTCTCTGTCCGCAGCCGGTAGGTCGGGCCGAAGCATTCGGAGCAATCAGCCTCCTGGCAGATCACCACCGCGAGTTCCGGCTCGCAGCTCTCGCATGTGATGAGGACCGTCTCCCCGTCGCGGAGCGACTTCAGGGTCATATCCGTTGCTCCCGGTATGGCTCGAGGCGCGCGGCCGCGGCGGGCACGATCGCCGCATTCTCGCCGGCGGCGGGGTCGAAGTAGGTCGTCGACATCACGTTCACGACCGTCTCGGTCCTGATCGTCTGATCGCGCGAGCCAGTCGTGGCCTTGCGGTGCCCAAGCTGGATGAGGACCGCAGCCTCGAGGTCGGGCGGCAGATCCTGGCCCAGCGTGTAGCCGCCCGTGTACTGCACGATGATCGTGTTGGGGTACGGGTAGCCCATGTACCAGTAGACGTCGGGGTTCCCCCCGAACCATGGCACCCAGCAGTCATCGACCTGGGAGTACCGCCGCAGCAGACCGGCCTCGCCGTCGAGCTGCCACTGATCCGGCGTCAGCACCTCGTTGTTCCACGTCACCGAGATCACCTCGCTGACCGGGTAGAGCGCCAGCACGACATCGGTGCGAAAGCCGACCTCGTTGCCAGTGAACGTCTGTTGCAGCGTCTCGTTGACCAGTCGCCGCCCGCAGAAGCGCTCGACGGATGCCGACTCCTCGCGGATCCAGCGCTTGAGGCGCGCGTCATATGACGAGCCGGTGATGCCGAGTTCCTCTTTCGCGGTCGCCAGCGTCGTGAGATCGCGGCTCGAGGCCTTGGTGACGACGGTGGTGATCGACCGCATGGTCAGAAACGCCGCTGGAAGGCGAATGAGGCGATGCCGTCGCGGCCCAGGCGGCTCTCTTCCTCGTTGTGTTCAAGCAACTCCCAGCCGAGGTCGCGCATCACCGCGAGGAAGCCGAAGCTGGTGAAGTACCAGCAATGCTCGTCGGGCCTGAAGTGCTTCGACGCCAGCACCTCGCACGGCCCGCTGTAGACCGGCATGGAGACGAACACGCGGGCCTGCACGCGCGCCAGGAGGCGGTCGAAGGCAGGAATGTGCTCAAGCACGTCCCAGAGCGTCACGGCCTCTACAGGCTCGCGGTAGGGGTCGCAGAAGAGGCCTTTCTCGCGCAGCCAATGCACGCCGACCGGGTTCACGTCGTAGCCACGGGTGCCTGGGCGGGCATCCACGAACTGGCCACAGCCGATGCCGACGTCGACCACGGGCCGGTCCCAGTATCGGTCGACCAGATCGACGCGGCACTGTGTCAGGCGCCGCCCAAGGTCGGTGTCGCGATAGCCAAGGTAGCGGGCGAAGTAGCGCACGTCGTACGGCGCCAGCGGATCCTTGACCTCGTAGAAGCCGACGCCCAGGTCGGGGAGCCAGGTCAGCCGGTTGGCGGCGAGGCGGTCGAAGAGCGGGGCCGGGGGAGCCTTACTGTCCTCATCCAGCGCGACCATTGCTGTCCACAGTCTGGTATGCGCTTGTCGCATCGATGTCGCATGTCCGTGCATAAGCAGAACCTTTCCGGCGTGGCGAAGCCGATGCGCTTGATGTCCATGCGAGGGTCGAACAACCGCTCGGGAGCGTTCATTCCACCATTGCCCCCAAGCACGACGAATGTGCGGGTCTGCAGCGCGACAGCGGCTGGCACGATCCAACCGACCGGCCCGACGACGACAGCTGCATCACGCACGCTCGCGAGCAGTTGCCGCACCGACAGCTCGCCGCGGGTCAGCGCGAGGTTGTGCGGCGGCAGCGTGCCGCCATCGACCCATTCATAGTTGTGCTTGATGTCGCAGATGACGACGACGGCGTAGCCACGGCGCTTCAGGTCGGCGGCGATCTCGTGGATGTATTCGGGATACGGGTTCCTGGCCTCGTTGTCCCATTCCACCCGCCGCATCACCGGGCGAACGATCGCCAGCGGCGCGTCGCCTGTGTCGAATGGGCACTTGCCCATGTCTGGTAGATCCCACACTGGAGGCGGTGCCTTTATCGGCGGGAGCTTCCTCTCCATGATCGCCGCGACGTTGCTCGTAACCAGTTCCTGCGCGCCATAGCCCAGCGCCACCGTTTGAGCGTTCTCTGGAGGCCTATGCCATTGCGTGTTCTGCTGGCGAGCGAGGTTCCGCATCTGGGTCCGAAGCTGGCGCGCACCGCGCACCAGGCGCACCGGAACGTCGGTGTAGAGTTCGGGCCAGGGTGTCTCGAGATAGACCTCGCGCTGTGCTGCCTGGGCCGCGATGAATGGCCTGACGTAGATACTATCTCCGAGTCCCCACGGGCCTCTTAGAAACAGGCTTCGGGGCATCATGCGGCTTCGCCTTCTCGGGTTGATCCGCCACAACCTTGATCTGCTCGTTCTCGTCCAGCACCGGCACAGCCAGACCGGCGAGTTCAAGCTCGTTCGCCCGCAGGCTGTGAGCGTGAAATCGCCGGCCAGGATGCACCACGCCCTCATGCTCCCAGTTGATCCAGGGCTTGAGGGCTTCCATCAGCATGGTTACGGCACAGTCCCGTAGATGAACGCGGCGGGACGGTACACAGCGAGTGCCAAGCGCTCTTCACCGCGGATCGTGATCATGTTCATCACGAAGTCCTTGTCGTTTTCCGTCGAGATCAGGATCTCGATCGACATCCGATCGAAGATCTGCGCACCCAATTGGAACGCGCCGGTCAGGAAATGACCGACCTGCATGGCCTGCGTGTCGACCACCGGCAAGTTCCAGAGGCGCTTGCCCAACACGCCGGTCGGATCACCAACGATGTACCTGCCTTGGGTGTCTTTCGTGAGTTCGATCTTGCCCCAGTCGGTCGGGTGCAGCACGTAGCCCGAGGCCGGATAGAGCGCGAGCGTGGCCTGCAACGACGCCAGCCGCAGCGTATCGATCGCGGTCGGCAGGGTAGGCGCGAAGGCCGCGGAGTAGGCGGTCGCCTGGGGAATGATGCCCAACAGGTGCTGCCCGGTGCCGTCGCCGTAGAGCAGCTCGCCCTCCTCGACGAACTGAAGGCCGTACGTCAGGCGACCGTCGATGATGCTCCGCAGTTGCGGCGCGTCATCCATGATCTGGCGGCTGGCCTTCATGAAGTGCGCGATGGTGCGAACCGGCACGCTCTTCAGGTCGAACGTGATGTTGCTCTGCGGCTTGAGCTGCCCTTCCGACACGACCGCAGCCGCAGTCTGGTTCGGATCGTCGGTTTCAACCGCGTACTCTATCGCGTTCGACGACGTGGTGCCGGGAGTGATGAGGTTCCGCACCACCATCTGGCGCATTGGCGGCGTCACCATGCCGACGCGGTCAGCGACGACGAGGGAGGTGCTGGGCGAGCGGCCCGCGCCCACCGTTGGATTGCCGCTGGTGATGTCCTTCAGCTCGATGCTCAAGCGCGCTTGGCCGTTCTTCCTCGACATCAGCTCTTTGACATCAGCGTTCTCGACCACGAGGTCACCGAGCGACTTCTGCTCCTCCGGATTGCCTGGACCGGTGCGGACCATCTTCTGCTCGACCGCGGTCAGGCGTTCGCTGATCGTGTTCATATCGGTCAGCGCCTTGTCGGCCTTGTCCTTGGTTTCCTGCGTGATGGTGCCGAGATTCTTCATCTCGGTCTGCGCCTTCTCGGAAAACGTCTTCACTTCGTCCGTCGCTTTCTTGAGGTCGATGGCAAGGTTCTTGAGTTCGACCTCGGGATTGGGGTCTGTAGCCATGGTGTCCTACCTTTTGTTGATGAGGGAGAGGTCAGACACGAGCGTCGACAGCTGCTTGAGCGCCTCCGTGCGTGCCTCACTTGCCGCCAGTTGCTCGGCCTCATCCCGAGGCGCTTTGAACCCAAGCTCGGCGATGGCTCGGGCTTGCGAATGCGAAAGGTGGAATTCTTCCCGAAGCCACGTTTCGAATTCGCGTATCGTCGTGATGGGCTTTGACATCATCAGGCCCGCCGGCGCGTCCTGGCCGGTCAGCGCGCGATGCGCATCGGTGAGGTGACCCCACATTTGCGAGCGTTGATCAACGGTCGGGCTGTTGGAACCGCCCAGCGACGTCTGATGCAGCTTCATGCAGGCCGCGACCGCGTCTGCCGCTGTCTGCGCGTCGACATTCCGCATGATCGAGTTCAGGTGCGTGACCTGGGCGAGGCTGTTCGCGGGATCTCGCACGAGATCGACCGCGTAGAGGTTCAGCTTGTTGATGAGACGCTTCGGTTCGCCCTCTTTCTTCGACCGCGTGTCGCCACCTGGCGGCACCCTGAACGCGATGGACAGGCCAGTGATCGCCTTGTCCTTCATCAACCCGATGATGCGCTTGCTGTGGTCGGTATCGAGCGCGGAGATCTTGCCTTTTACGTGCAGGCCTTTGCTGTCCTCTGCCATCGAGTGCCACACGCCGATCGGCAGCGGGTCACCGAACAGATCGAAGCCCGAGTGCTCCGCGAACATCGCAGGCATCGTGCCTGCTGCTGCATGCGATGCGAGCGTGTCGGTAAATGCACCAGGCGCGATGACGTTTTCATAGAAGTCGGTGTTGTTGAACACAGCGCCATAGCCTTCGAAGGCTCCAGGCATGCCATCGCCAACGAACGCCAACTCCAGCGGAGCTGCGAACCGGTCGTACAACATGGTCGATGTCTCCTAGCTGGCCGACTGCTGTGTCGGATCGTTCGGTGCCTGGGTCGGCGTATTAGCCGGTGGCGTGGCTGTCGGCTGGAACGACGGGTCGAGCGGCTTGAGGATGCGGAACTGCGCCTCTTTGCCGAGCAGTTGGATCGGGATCAGGTTGCTCTGGACGGTAAGATCATCACCGCCATCGAGCGGTGCGACGTTGTCGAGCGCTCGGAGTTCGTTCCGCGTGCGCAGACCATGATCGGCCAGGGCGGTCATCAGCGCTGCGCGACCAGCGGAATCGGCGCGCAGCAGTGCATCAACATTGAACTCCGCGTAGTAGACGCTCTTCTCGCCTGGGTTGAGCAACGACATCCGGATCGACTGCTCGATCGATTTCAGTAGTGGTCGCAGCGTGTAGGTCAAAAACCACAGGTTCATCTGCTCCAGCCCGGTCCCCCAGGCTGTGCTTTTTTCCATGTGCCCGATCATCACCGGCTGCACGCCGAACCATCGGCAGATCTCTTCGACGCTGAACGCGCGTGTGGCGAGGAGCTGTGCATCCTCCGGCTTGATGCTGATCGCATCGGCTTTCATTCCGCCCTCGAGGAGCGCCCAACCACCGCTGTTGATGGCTCCGACCAGCTTGTCCCGCGTCTCCTCTTCGAACCGTTTGCGCTGCGCCTCGGGCAGGAACTTGTCGATGCTGAAGACCATGCTCGGCTTCATGCCGTTTCGGAAGAAACTAGCCGCCGACTTGTCGGCTGCCAGCGATATGCCCAGCGTCTCCCGCGCCTGGCCGACGATCGAAAGCCCGTGCATGCCGTCAAGGGTGAACCCCTTGATATGCATCACCTGTTCTTCCTGCAGCTCTCTGACGATCCCCATCCACGAGTAGAAATATGTGATCGAGCCGTCCGAGTTCTTCCGTGCGGTCAGCCGATCGGGCACCATCGGCGCCAGGGCGACGATGCGATTGCCGATGCGCTGGATCTCGATGTAGGCGTTGCCCCACAGCAAAATGCAGGCGACCACAGCTTCCCAAAAGGTCACCGCAGTCATGTCCATGTTCGGCTGGTCGTGCAGCAGGACGTACAGCGGATGGTCGCGTGCGAGCGTGCCGCGGCCATCTTTGTCGGACTTGTAAAACTGGCACGGCAGCGTCGCGATGGTCTGCGAGATCAGGCGAGCGCAGGCGTAGACCGTGCCGATCGACAGCGAGGTGCGCGGGGAGACGACCTCGCCCGAATACGTCGGTCCTCCTCCCATCCATGAGATCAAGCGGGTGTCGGTCAGACCAAGGTTGCGCGCGATGGTCGAGACTGCGTTGCGGATCATGCCCAATGTCAGCGCCTCCCGACCCGTGTATTGGCCCGCGCCGGGTCAGGCCCCCCGTCAGACGTCAGTCGGCAGGCGCTGCCCTGGTCGCCTGCTCGGGTTCCGGTGCGGTGCTGGTCTGAGCGCGCATCGAGTCCTGAACCTGACGATGGATGCTCACCATCAGCGGGTTCACTTCGTTCCACGGTTGCTTGCCGATGTAGTCCAGCACAGCGCCCCATTGTCCGATCGACAGCGTCACCATGGCGGGCAAATGCGTGGGATCCTGCTGTTGCAGTGTCGCGCTCATGTCTCGCACCTTCTTAGTTTCGATCAGGCAGTTGTGGTGTCGGTGGCGAACCCGGCGGCGACCAGAACGGCGATGACGCTGGCGAGCGCGGTGTTGCCGCCCTTGGCGCCAGTCAAAGCGGGCTGCGACGTGGGCGCGACATGGCCGAACACGCCGAGGCCGGTCGAGATCCGCGCCGAGCCGGTGACCTGTAGCTTGTCGACGCCGTTGTCGGTGGTGCTGGCAAGCAGCAGGTTGCCCGAGCCAGCGAACCGCGCCACTTCGGCGGTCGTGGTCGTCGTGTTGGGCGTGGTGCGGAACGCGATCCCGGTGCCCTGTGCGGTGTCGGTCCAAACCTCCATAGTGGTGATCTGCACCGACCCACGCGGCGCGGCGGAAAACCCGGTGGTGCCGTAGCCGCCGCCACTCAGGGAACTAAGTGCGGAGCCAACGGCGCTGGCGGATGGCGCGGCCCGTGTGCCTCCTGTTCGATAGCCGATCCACTGCGGCGCGCTGGCAGTGCCGAAACCCATCAGCACGGAACTCGGCGCGGCGTTATCCGCCACACTGATCGTCAAACCTGGCGTCTGCGGTATGGCTGGCAGATTGCCACTGCCGGTGTCGATCAGCAGATTGCCGCTGCAAGTGACTTGCGGATAGAATTGCACCGACGTGTTGTTGAGCTGTGCCCAGGTGGTGAGCAAATTACCGCTGGCGTCCCACGTCCCCAGATACATGCCGGGTGCATTGCCAGCACCGGCACCGGAGGCCAGCCCGAAATAGTTGGTGTTGCCGCCGCTGCTGTTCTGGAACCATAGCGCGGCGGTGTAGGGCAACAGACCGTTATATGAAATGATGGATCGGACGTTTGTACTCGCGGTCGCCGTGCCGACACGCGCGGAGCCGTTGACGTCGAGCCTGTAGCCGGTGTTGCCCGCGATGCCGATCTGGAGGTTCCCGTTGATGAACCGCGCCCACTCGGCCACGGTGGCAGAGCCGGCAGGCGTCCCCAAGATGAGAATGTTGGTCCCGTGTGCCGTGTCGGACCAGGTTTCCGCCGTGGTGTAGTTGATCTCGGCAGCGGCAGCCGCTGCGGTCGTCCCGTTGCCCCAGCCACGTACCGCGAGCAGCTTGCGGCCTGCTGCCGTCACGCTTGGCGCTGCGCGGGTGCCTCCGAAGTTCATTCCATCGATCGCGCTGTTCGCGGTGCCGAATGAAATGACGACCGACCTGACCGTCCCGGCATCAGGCCCAGTGACCACCAGCGATGATCCCGTCGGGAACGCGGCGGTAAAGGCGCCACCCGCGCCAGTGTCGGATATCAGCGCAGGATTGACACCGTCCGACTGCACGAACCGGCCAATGCCGGTCACGTTCAGCTTGTATCCGGCATCGGCCAGCGTGCCGCCGAGCAACAGGTTGCCGCTGCTCGCCAGCCGCATCACTTCCGTCTGGGCCGTCGCGCCAGAGGCGGTCACAAACCAACTGAACCGCGTCGGGTTGCTGGTCAGTGACCAGGCTGCGTCTGTGGCGAGAACGAATGACGCGCGCGAGCCACCGGAATAGGCGGTGCCATCGTGCCCCTGGTAGTTGATCGACCCGAGACTGGCGCCGCTCGATAGCGCTGTCGGGGTCGCCGCGGTGCCACCGGCTTTGCGGAATGTGATCTGTCCGTTGCCGCCGAAACTATCGATCGCGATGCGCGGGAAACCGGCATCAGCGCCAGTGATCTGTAGCGCCGTGTTCGTGAGCAGCGGTGGCGCGGCTGCCGGATTGGCAGTGAGTGTCACCAGTCCTGTGATCGTGCCGCCGATCAGCGGCAGCACAGCGGTCCACGAGCGATACTGGCGACCGTAGGTGCCGCCATCATTCGGCGCGTCGGTCAGCCCGCCTTGCCAGTTGGCGATGACATCGATCGCCGCCGGCGGATCAGGTGTCGGGAGCGGCACGTCGATCGTGTAGCCATCAGTCGCGACGCTGACGACGGCGATCGGCTGCGTCGGTGCGACATCAACCGCGACGACATGACCGCTCATGGCACTGGTCGCCCTGGAATCACCGGTTGCTGTGGTGGAGCGGCAGCCGCTGTCGCCATCATCGAAGCCGAGTCGGTCACGTCAATCGTCACGGTCACCGGTCCCACCAGCACCGTCGCGACGTCCGAGTTCGTGTAAGTCAGCTGGAGATCCCAGGTGCCGCCAGTCTTCGGCAGCAATGCGCTGTTGGTCGCAGGCAGCGACACCACGGCGATGTTCGGTGTGGTGATCGTCACCACCATCGACGTGATCAAGGTGCCGCCAGGTGCGGAGCGGATCTCGGCTTTGCCGGTGACACCGGTCAAATCGGCGGGGACCGTCTTGCCGCTGTCCTGCCACATGGTGAGCTGCCACCGGTAGCTGTCGCCCCGGTAGATATCGAGCGGTAGCGAACCGGGTGTCATGCCGCCCTCACTTTCAGGCCAGGATGGGACGTCCGAGGAAGCCCTCCCAACCGGCGGTTTCGTCGTCGAGCATCCAGCACCCGATCGCCATGATGAGAGCCGCCATGCCGTCGATGCGCCCGGTCGACTTCTTCTTTGTCGGCATCTGGTTTTGGTTCTTGTCCGTTTCGACATGCATGTTGGACGCCATCCATGCCAGGACTTCGTTGTCGCCATGGTCGAGCTTCTCGCTCAACAGCCACGCTTCCAGTTCTTTTGTCGGGGCGTTGTAGGAGCGAAATCCCTGGATGAACTTGAGCATTGGCAACCCTTCGCCTTCCAGCGCGACCGTGAGCTGAATGGCGTTCCAGGGGTCGAAGGCGATGCTGCGCGGCTCGCAGATCCGGCAATCTTCCAAGACGGCAGCCTGCACCTCGCCATGGTCAATGACATTGCCCTCGGTCACCTCGATCAAACCGTTGTCGATCCATCGTCGGTACTGCACCTGGTCGCGATCGGACTTGGCCGCGACGGTGTCGGACGGCATCCAAAAGCGCGGCACCACCTTCCAGCGCTTCTCGCCCTCGATCGGCGGGAACAACTTGACCCATGCGGACAGATCGACGCTCGTCGACAGATCCAGACCGCCATAGAAGGGGCGGCCCATCAGCTCGGCTGGATCGAACACACCCAGGCTGTTCTTGCGCCACACGTCCATGTCGATCGCGCGATGCGTGTCGGAGGTACGCATGTTCAATCGCAGGCGCTTGAATGCGATGAGCGCCGGCGGGCTACGCGCGGCCTTCAGAGCCTGCCGCCGCAAGTCGTCCATCTTCACCGACACGCCGAGATTTGGATTCGCTTTGATCCAGCACTTCGGATCGTCCCAACGGTCGCCCTGGTCGAGCGTTGCGATGAACGCGAAGTAGCTGTCGTCCTTGACGACGCCCTCGACCACCTGTGTCGCGTAGGCATGTTCCGCGGCGTAGACGCTCTCGGGGTTGTCGTCCCCGGCTGTCGTTATGATCCACAACAGCGGCTGGCGCCTCGCGCCCACGGCGGTGTCCAGCACGTCCAGCACGGCCCGCGACTTGTGACGGTGCAGCTCGTCGATCACCACCAGATGCGGGTTCAGCCCGTCCAGCGTGCGCTCGTCCGATGACAACGGCACGAAGCTCGAGAGCGTGGCATCGACCGCGAGGACTCTGGTGAGAACCTTCACCTTCCGCAGCAGTTGCGGAGAGCGCTGCACCATCCTCCTGGCCTCGTCGAAGACCAACCTCGCTTGGTCTTTCTTGGTGGCGGCGGAATAAACCTCGGCCCCCGGCTCATCGTCGGCAACGAGGCCTTTGAGCGCGACCGCCGCGGCGTCGGTGCTCTTGCCGTTCTTGCGCGCCACCTCCTCGTAGACGGTCCTGAACCGTCGTTCGCCGGTCTTGAGGAACCAGCCATAGACACTGCCGCGAATGAACTTCTGCCACGGCTCGAGACGAACCGGCTTGCCAGCCCACTCACCTTTCGAGTGGACGAGGAAGCGGTTGAATTCGATGCCGTGGATCGCGGTGCCAGGTCGCCACTCCAGGCCGCGCTTCGGTCCCTCTACGAGATCCCTGAAGTGACGTTCGCAGGCGAGCCGCACCAAGCGGCCAGCAACGATCTTCCCCTTGATGACGTCCCAGGCGTACGCGCTGACCGGATCGACGTCAGTGGACGGCTTTCGATCTGGGAGTACGAGCAAGGTAGTCGTCGATGCTCTCTTCGCCGGTCGCCGGGGCATGCGTTGATCCGTTCAGCTCCCCGCCACCCAGAGTGAGGCCGATCCGGGGACGCGCAGTAGGCGAGAAGCCAAGCTTCTCCGCAGCCTTCGACAGGATCTCGGCTTGCCGGTTGATGATCGGGATGTAGGGCGACTGTTGCTGGTGTCCGTTCGGCGTCGTCACCAAGAGAGCTGTGGCGCCCTCGGCACTATCGAGCAGCTCCTGGGCCGCGACCGCCCTGCGGTAATAGCAATACGCGACCGCCCAGACCTCGAGGATCGACGCATCGATCGCCTTCAGCATGCCTGGGGGCGAATTCGCCACGGCATAGTTCCAGGCAGCGCGCTGCTCGGCGGTGAGGTGGGCTGGTGCGGAGTCGGACTCTACCGACAGGTCGCCCTCGGGGACCGGCTCATGTTCGTTGATCGGTTGGTCCGAGTGGTGTAGCCGTTTCAGGACCGTGGGCTTGGGTTTACGCCCTCTCATCGGGGAGTTCCTGTCGCTCTCGGTGACGGGCAGTGGGTGTTCTTGGCCGGGTGCCCGCTGCTCGTTTTACCGCAGCGGCAGCACCCGCACGTAGCCCACGCCATCGAGCAGCACGATCAGCACGCACAGCAGGCAGATCAGCACGACGATCACGCGGACAATCTTTCGCATCGGCTCGGGCACGCCGAGCTGATCGATCGCCCACAGGATCACCGCGCCGACCAGCACGATGCACAGGATGTAGATCAGCACGTAGAGCAGTCCGATCATCGCCACGCCCTCGCTTCAATCGGCGTTCTCACCACGATGCATACCGCATCGCCGCAGCCTTCATGACGTAGCCAGCGCGCTGTTCCGCTGCGGGCAGCGGCGGCTGTTTCCAGGCGACAACCAGGCCTCCGACCTGAACACCGAGGATCGGTGGCACCGGCACCCAGCAGGACCGCAGGTAGCCCTTGGCTGCCAATGCGCGGGAGTCCTCGTTCACCGCCGCGGTCGTATTGACGCAGACCACTTCGTTACTCAGGAACTTCACCAGCCAGGGCATCGACGATTCGGGCACCAGCGCCTGCTGCGGGCCAGTGGATGGCACCCAGCGATTGCCATCTTCGTCGATCCCGACCACGTCGGTCAGCACGTTGTCGGACACGTTCAGCGCGACCAGCATCACCAAGTCAGAACGGGTGTCGCGCAACAGCCGGGGCGCATCGGCAATGAAGGCCTTGTCGTCGAGCCGCGCCACCTCGCCGGCTCTGACCAGCACCGCATCCGCGATCACGGCCCGCTGGTCGTAGGCGATGTAGAGCAGCCCGCAGACGATCACCAAGACAACGACCGCTATCGCCTTCCACGGCGAGGTCATGAACGCCAGCACGCGATCGAGGACGCCCAGAACGGACTGGCCAGCCTGCGGCTTGTTGTCGCTCATTGGGTGTGGTCAGCGCCAAGCGCTGCCTTTCTCGCGGTGCTTTATCGCATCGCAGTCGGTGCAGAGGAGCTGCAGGTTGCTCGGGTGATCGGGACCACCCTCGGCTCGCGGGATGACGTGGTCGACGAGCCAGCTTTCCGGTCGCGAGCACCTGGCGCAGATCCCGCCATCGCGATCACGCACGAATGCGCGCAGCTTTTTCCAGGCCTGCGTGCCGTAATACGCGTGATCTGGTCTGACGAATTTCGGTGTCGGGCGCCATCCCACCGGACGGAATGTCGGTGGCATTGTGGGCATATCTAACGCCTGATCGGAGCCGGGGTAGCAGCGGATTGCCGCAGCTTGGCAATAAATGGCTCTATCGCCTTCCCGTTTGTCAAGGGGTTACCGCTATTTGGTGTGGATCGAGGGCAACGGACTACCACCGAATGGGGTGTGGTCGAACTCGATCCCATGGTTGCGGAGCAGCGCTTTGACCTGTTCCATCCAGTCCATTGTCTGGGAGCCGAAGTCGCTCAACTGGCAGATGGTATGCACCGCGCCCTCGACCCTGGCCTCGGTCACCGCCTTGCCGTCCTCGGCGGATTTCGCTCGGAAGCGCCAGCCCAGCGGCGTGTCGGGGTCGTAGCGGATCGCGGACCAGGGCGCGTGCAGCGCGTAGCAGAACGCGGCCTCGCCTGGACTGACGATCATCACCGCGCCGCAGAACCCATAGCGCGCGAACACCCGCTTGACGTCGTCCAGCGCTCGCTGGAGCCGCTCGTCCTCGATCGGTCTGTCGTTCATCGTCATGGGCTGCTCCCTCCTTCGATATCGCCGCGAAGCCAAGGCCGCGGCTTGTCCTTGCGGGGCATTTACGCTCGGCGTTGCTCATCACGCCGGGGCTTGCCATGGCAGCGCTCGCGCGGGCCGGCGCAGTCCCAGCAGGGCGACCGGCCTGCGTTGACCTCGCCCATCACCACGCTGCCGCCCAGCAGGCAGCCGGCGGGCACGTAGCCCTGCCAGATCGCCGTACCAAGCGAGGTATCATCCAGGTCCGCGTGCTCCTGCTGGAAGTAGTGCGGCTTCACCATGTCGGCCTCCTGGCGGGGCTCGCGGCCCGGGTTCGTCTCCATGAAGTACCGCTCGTCCCTGAGATCTGACCACTGCTGATAGTTCATCAGGACAGCCGGGTGCAGCGTGGAAAACGCGCTCACCACTTCCTCGGCAATTTTGGTGGTTGGGTTTTCTTTCATACCGCTTTCAACCTCCCAAGCCAGCGACGCACGATAGCGTCCGCATTCTGATCACATGTGTGTCCCATGAAGCCACCGTGCCCACCGTGATCGCACCTCTCTGTTGGGGGCAGCAGTTCGCACGGATGCCGAATTGGCTCTGCCGTGGGCTGGGGAGTTTCGAGAGCCGCCTGGCGCTCCTCCTCGGTCATGGTCGAGCCTCCATCCCTCACCCTCCTGGCGGCTGCGGCACAACGAGATCATCATCGTTGATGTTCTCCATCATCCATTTCATCAGCGCCTCGATCTCTTGCGGATCAGACGTTTGCTGTTCCGCAATCGCCCTGCGTTTTTGCTCTGGCGTCATCGTTCGGGCGATCACCATCTGCTCTGCCATCCGTCGACCCTCGGCATCGATACCGCCGACGAGCCTTTGACGCATTTCGTCCCGCAGCTCGGGCCGCACGAAGTCGAGGATGAACTGACAGGTCGCGCAGCGCCACCGCGGACCCGGCGGCATGCCGAAGGCGAAGATATGAAACCCGCAATCGACGCAGTCGAACTCGGCCACCCCGTCAGCGCCAGGTTTGTCAGACATCGCGACCCCCCTCGATCAAACTGAATCGCTTATACCCCCCCCTGTCCAACCCCCCTGGCGTCAATTTCCCCGTCGCACATGTGCCCA